GCAAAACAGACCAACTGATGCTGCTGGTAATACTGCTCGTGTTGAAACTTTTAGAAATACTCATCCTGGTTTAAATGCTAGTAAATATACTAATTTTATAGAAGATGTAAGAGCAGCTGAAAGTGCTACTAAAGCTGATCTTGAAAAGTTTGGTTCTGATTCAATGACTATGAATTATGGCAAAGGATATAGTATTACACGATACAAAGACGGTAGAGTAGAAGTAAATGTTCCTACAGCACAACAAGTAGAACAGGCTACCAGTGGTTATTCTACTAATGTTAGAAGTGGAGCGTTTTATGATTATGGTAGTGATACTCCTGATTTGGTAAATCCACTAGTACCAACGTTAGGTATGCCTGGTGCTGTTGGTTCTACGGCTATGGATGCTTCACTTTTTGAACGAATGGGCTATGCTCAGACATTACTACAAGCATTTGCTGGTTCTCCCGGAGCGAAACCTAGTATGGCAAAAGGCAAGCCGGTAACTCCTCCGTTAAAATCAGTGCCTCTTACCAGTAGAATTAGAACAAAGACATTTAGACCTAACGCTCCAGGGACAAGTCAAATTGATGTAGGTGGGGGTAATATGGCAAGAGGTGTACCTCAGCGGCAAGCTACACTAGCTAGACAGCAAGCTTTTTCTAGAGGACCAGCAGCTCAGAAGATGTACAATCAGTTAAGAGATAATGGCATGCCTCATGACCAAGCTGTTATGACAATGCAAAGTCAAGGATTTAATCCTAAGAGTCGTGCTACTGAAGCTAAGTTAATGGAAAACTATGGTTTTGAAGGATTGAAAACACCGACAGCTCAAAAACCACGTGTAAAACTTCCAGTCTCTCAGTCAGGTCAGTCAGGAGCATCATCATCGGTAGACTTTACCAATGTTCGTGGTGGTCGTCCACAAGGAACACAAATCAGCGAATCAGCTGCTATGAGACAAGCCAGACTCGTAGGAGATCCTAGAGGAACAGCAGGTAGCGGATACGGCATGAGACAGACTTTAACAACTTCTCCAATGTCTAGAAGCGGTTCAGCATCTGAGTCAGCAGCGCGAGAATTGTTTTTGAAATATGGTATAGGTTCCTTGCCAGGTGGTTCAACATCTGTGGCAGCTAAACCTACAACAGCAGCTAAACCTACAACAGCAGCTAAACCTACAACAGCAGCTAAACCTGCAAAAACTAGACCACAAATGAAATCATTTGCAGAAGAACGAATGGAGAATTTTGAAAAATTTAGCAAGGACCCTACTTTTACATTATCTGCAGTTCGAAAAAAATATGGAAGCAGCCAGAAAAAGTCAGAACGTGAGTTTTTAGCTCAGTATGAAAAAATGCCTCGTGTTTTAGATGCGTTTAGAACTTATGGAGCAGAGAATTACGGTAGATTCCGGTCTGCCTCGAAGAGACCAGAAGCACAGTCTTTCGACAAAGCGTTCACACAGTTTGCACGCGAACAGATACTTAAAGGAGGAGCTCCTAGAACCGAGAGTGGAGATTATGCTGGAACGGGATATCGAATTGATTCGGGTATTGCGCGTGTGTATGGTCCAGACTCTGCTGGTCGAGGTCGAGCAATTTTATATGAGATCCCTATGGGTAAAGTAAAAAATCCAGCTAATTTAGAAAAACTATTTAAGACGCAAGGCATTCAGAGATTTGCTTCTGGAGGTATTGTTGGAAATTACTTTAACACAGGAGGTCTTGCTAAAGGAACAGATACAGTACCAGCCATGCTTACTCCGGGAGAATTTGTAGTTAACAGAGAAGCTACTCAAAAAAATAGGGGCTTATTAAGCTCCATAAATAATGGTGTTACATATGCTAACGAGGGAGGAATAATTGGTAATGGAGGAGGCAATGGTGGTGGTATGGATTTTTCGGGCTTTATAACCGCTGCTAATACACTAACCCCAAATCTTGCTCTTTTTGCTGAGGCTGCCACAGCATTCTCTAATATAGAATTTGGTGTATTAAGTGATGTAGGCACTCAATTTCAAGGAGCTTCTAATGCTTTTGGATTAGCTGCTAGGAATTTTGGTGCTCCAGTAACTAAATTTGATAATTCTATTGGCATGTTTGTAAATCAAACAAATCAACTTATAGCAGCTATTAGCAATATGGGACAAATACAAGGAACAGTTAATGTGGTAGGAACTATAGCTTTTGCTCCTATAGAAGTTAATGTTCTTGGTTTAGACCAGATAGCTGGTTTGATAGGAGGTATTGAAAATAGCGTATTGGCACAAGTTGGTGCGGCACTATCACAAGACAATCCAGGTATTTCTGTAAACACTTTAAGCTCAGGTGGATCACTAGCATAATTTAAAAAGGGTATATTAATCATGGCTAATAAATTTTATAATTACAGAGTTAGAGCAGCACAAACAGCAGCTGCTAACCCTATGCCGCAAGGAGGTACTGGATATTTAGACTTTACCAATACGGGAAGTTATAACCAGTTTGACTCTGTGGTTAATATCTCTGCTGGCTCGGAAGAAAGATTTGTATATAGAATTACAGCTGCCAGTGAAGCTAGTAAGTATGAATATGGTATAGGATATATTACAAGTGTTTCTAGCGACTTAAGGCTTACAAGAGAAAAAACATATAGTTCTAGTCAATCTGATAACTCTAGAGTAGCATGGGCCACGGTCGATGGAGCCTTAACTTTAGACATGATGGTTCCTAACCCTAATTATGTTAGTCGTAAAAGACTTAGTTTCGGAACCTCTGCAACACACAACATACCTAATCTTACCACAACATATCTGTTAACTGCTTCAGGTAATATGACTTTAAATTTGCCACTAATTGAGAGTAATACAGATTCTGTAGCAATTGACCTAATGATTACTGATTTAAGCGGCAGTCAGAACTCAAGATCTAATGCAGTTACGCTAGATGCTAGTGGATCAAATACTATTAATAGTACAGGAACGTATGTCCTGACCAAAAAGAATGATCTTGTTAAACTTATTTCTGATACTGATAATACTAATTGGATAGTACTAGATCCTGAAAATGATACTGCTGGGTCAGATGGATCAGACGGTGCTGTACAACTTGCTAGTGGTGGCTCTTTAAGTAGTGATACAGGTTTATTTTTCAAAGATAATGCTTTGTTTATAGGGGGTTCTGGAACATCTGATGCTTCTATACAACTAACAGAATCAAATGGCGCTACTTTCAACCTACAAAGCGGATCAATAGATTTTGCCGTACATTCTAATGGGGCTGCTAATACTCTGTTTGTTGATGGTTCTACTAACAGGGTAGGTTTAAGAACAAATTCTCCATTAGATATTTTACATGTAAACACTACAGGTGTTGGTGGAATTATGGTTAGCAATACTGGATCTGGTGGTGTTCCAGTTGCTACATTCAAAAATAGTGATACTAATTCTACTGATGGCACTGATGTAGGTAGAATAGATTTTATTGGAATAGACAGTGCTTCTAATGATACAACATATGTAAGAATTTTAGCAGAAGTAGCTGATGAAACTAATGCCTCAGAAGAAGGACAGTTAGACTTTTTAGTTAACCATAATGGGACCTTGCAACCCGTTGCTAAATTAACATATGACGATTTAAATATAGGTACTAATAATAGTGTTTCAGGAGGGTTAGTAGTTGGAAGTAGTAATACTAATAAGGGTGAAAATGTAGTTATAGGTTTTTCCAATACTAATTGTGGAAATACTAGTATTGCTGTAGGTCATTCTAATACTATTACTAGTGGTAGTTATGGCGGTGCTTTTGGTAAAAATCACACTGTAACAGGATCTCATATGTGGTTGTTCGGAGGTTCTGGATTTGATGTTACAGGGAATAACACAACATATTTGGTAGGCAATAGTAATAATTATATTAAAGTAAAACATGATGATCAAGAAAGAATATGTATTTATGTAGATACTACAGGTACAGATTTTAATATTATTAATAGTAGGGTTTCAACCACAGGTGTTGAACATAAACAAAATTTTGTATTTAATAATAGTGATGGGGTTTCTAAAACTGGCGTATCTTATGGTATTGAGGTTACCAATCCTGCTAGTGGATCTGAAAGTACTAAATTCTTTATCCAAACTTTAGAGACCGGTGTGTTAACAGATGTTTTAAGGGTTAGCCCTAATAATGTTAATATTTCTAATGTCTCTGGTTTTGATAATTCTGTATTAGTTGGTAATAGTTTAACTATTACTGGAACAGGCAATAATACTGTTGTGGTAGGTATGTCTAATACATTGACCGCTAATAGTGGTAATAATGTAGTAGTAGGATATAATAATGAGCTTAGTGCTTCGGGCAATAATAATACGGCCTTATTGGGTAATTCTAATACTGTAGATGAAAATTATACTAGTACTGTTGGAACTTCTAATAGAAATAGTGGACTTTATTCTGCTGTTATAGGTTATAATAATGGTATCTATGGAGAAAACATTGGAGCCGTTGGAGTTAATAATTCTGTATCTGGTAATAACTCTAGTGTTCTGGGTTATAACAACAATATAGATCATAATAGTGTTTATGTTGTTGGTCAAGGTAATACAGCAGCTTATTCTGGTGTTACTCTTATAGGTAACAATATTACTGCAACAGGTAGTAATCATACTATTATTAAAAATGATGTTGTTATTATTACGGGAACTACTGTAAGGTTTGATGCTAATGTTGAAATTGGAAATAATACAGCAATAAGTAGTGGTGATAATATTAGTGTTCTTACAAATGACGCTGGATATATTACTGGAGAAGCATATGTTACTGGTATTACTTATACTACAGGATTAACTTCTGGTCTTCTTGTGCTGTCTCATCACAGTGGCACAACCACAGGCGTATTAACAAACGTAATGCATTCTGGCACAAAGATTAGTTTTCTTACTAATGATAGTAATTATGTGGCTAGCGGATCTAATGTTAGTCAGCTAACTAATGACTCAAACTATATTGATTCTAGTGGTTTTGCCGTACCGAAACTAACCTTTACAGTAACTTATGATGGCTTAAATAATAGATATACTGTAAGTGGTGCTGGTACAACAGGTCAAATCAATCCTGATTTGTATTTGCACAGAGGAGTCTCTTATGACTTTAAGCATGTTGGTGCAGCTGGTGGAATAACCATAATGACAGGAGCTGGAGGTTTGGGTAATTATGCGCCTTATAATTTGGGCGTTACAAACAATACTGGCGAAATAGGGGGAACTACTTCGTGGACAGTAAGACATGATACTCCTATTGTTCATGATAGTGGTACAGGTCTGTGGAATGTCCCTTCTGCTGCAAATAGTGTTTACATTACTGGTAGATACTTAAATTCAGGTACTCCATCTCAAGGTGGTAATATATTTGTTGTCTAGAAGGAATTTTAAATGGCTGTTACAGCACAGGGATTAACTTTATACAGACCTACTGCTTCAGTACAAAGAGAATATAGTTATGATTCTGATGGAGAAACTATCGGGGTCACAGACAATGTAACTATTCATGATACTGTGCTGTCTGAAGATGCAGATTTAGTACAGACAGCAGATCAGATTATCGCATATGTCAAAGAAGGTAGTAATAACTTTAGATCTTTAGTATATGGTGCAAATACAGCACAGGGTAGAGTTGCGAGCATTTCTTTTGATTCTAGTTCAGACTATACCAACGTATTGAAATATTCAATTACTTTTAAAGTCGTTCCTATTAACGCTAGTTTAATATCTAGTTGGAATTTTTCTCCTAGTGATGGTGTTACAGATTTAAGCTATAGAGAAAGCCTTGATATTCCAAAAGACATAAATTTGATTAGCTTGCAATCAGGAGGAAGTTATTGGAATAATTATAACACATATACTTTTGAAGCATCTGTATCATGTCAACAAGTAAATAGTAACACTAATTCGCAAGACCTAGCAAAAGCAGCTTTAAACCAAATCAAAGCTATTATTCCTGACAGGATAGCAAAACTTATAGATACAGAAGGAACAAAAAATTATCTTAATATTTCAGAAAATTCATCTAAAGAAGGCACTGCTAGCATAAATATTTCTGCTGCGATTGTACCGGATGGATCAAGTAGTGGTACTACTATTATTAGTAGTGAAGAACAGGGAATAGAAAAGATTAATACTCCACAAGAATATGAAAAACTTACTTACAAAGTAACATTTAAAACATTAGAAAATATGAGTATTGATCCTCTTGGTGGTATTGCTGTTGAAAGTACAAGAAGTGCGGCTGAAAGTCTAGCTCAAGGAGTAGTGAATTATTATAATGGACCTCTTACGCCCTCTAGTACTCCTCCTGGAAAAACTATTGTTTGTGTAACAGCTTTGCCTAAGCTACCTGCGGGCAGTTGTTTTAATGTTACATCAGCAGGTGTAGATGTTGATCATGCTGGAAAAACTGCTACAGCCGTTATAGAATCTAGTACAGAACCTCAAAATTGTGATGGAGATGGATATAAAGTAGAACATAGAACTAATCATATAAAAAATAAAAAATTACATGTTGAATTATTTGGATGGGGTGTTCCAAACACTATTGTTCAAGACCTTCAAAGTAAATCAGCAGATGTTAAAGAGTATAATGTTCAAGTAAGTAGTGCGTCCAAATGCTTAACAAGTGAGCTTAAAACAAAAGCAGAAACTAAATTTAATGAGATTAAAGATGGTAGTGGTACTATTATTAAACATAATATAGTAGTTAGTAATGGTAGATGCACCATTACTGCGACAGAATTTTTAGGACAACCAGATACATTATAAGGAGAAAATGTTATGCTATCTATTGGTATTGGATTAAAACCCGCACCTGACTTTAATATTGAACCAGAATTTTTCTATGCTGGTCAAGACGTTATTGGTGGTGTTATAAAGTTAACATTAAGTGGTACTCATTATGCAGACAGTGTGACTACATATGAAACTATGAGCGATACTATTCTTTCTCTTAATGGTGTTTGTCGTACCCTACAAAGCTTAGGCACTTGTGGAGGAACTTTAGGTGAGTTAGTAGGAAGTGTAGGTTTTATAGAGTCTGCTTCAACATCTGATACTGATTCTCCTTTAAATCTTGGGTATACTATTGTTATGGTTTTTACTCATAGCAGTAGTGGTCGAACTCCTTTTATAGAGCCAAGTAGTGCTTATACAGGTATGCAAGGCAATTTAATATTAACTAATTATTCTAAATCAGAATCTTTAGACGCAAGTTCTTTATCTACTTTTGTTTTTCAAAGCAGCGGTAAATTATTGGCTACTCAAGGAGAATATAATGTAGAATGTTCTGTTGGTGTTTATGCTAGTGATAGGTGTGATAGTGGTGGTGCAACAAACAAAAAACAAAATATCAAGACATTTTTAGATTCTCAAACAGGTTTCGATAGAAATTTTAAGATTCCAAGTGGATTTACTAGATTTTTAATTAATGAGAAAGTTTCTATTGGTGAAAATGGTGGTTCTATAAGTAAAAAATATATTATAGCTCCCTCTAACAGTGTTGCTGTAGTAACGCTTAATAGATCTAACAGGACAGATCAGATTACCGGTATAGCTAAATTAAATATTCAAGGAAATATTACAGGATTAAGATCTTTTGCTGATGCTCAAACGGTGTATAGTAAAATATCTAATATTGACAGTGTAGCTACACAGGATTTATTAAGTAGTACTTGTGGAGATAACACCCCTTTACCTTTGGATTTATGTAGAATACTATCGTCTTCAAAAAGAATAGACAATCAAGCTCAAAGAAGTATTGCTTTTGATTTTACTTATTCTGATGTAGAAAAGTGTGTGGCTCAAGGATATCAAATTGTTACAGAATATTCAGAAAATAAAGATGTTCATAAAATTGCAGAATATCTTGTTCCAGGAAAAATTGATTCTATTGTTTTTAAAAGTGCTGGTAAAACAGCTAGGAAAATGAAATTAAAAGTTACTGGAAGAATTACAAGTTGTAACGAAGATTTTGTAAGTACGGTTGAGGGTGGAGTAAGAACAGAGTTTAACACACAAAAAAATGATTTAGGGTTACTTGGTGGTAACGTAATTAGAATATCAGAAGGTGAAGAAACGGGCAGATATAGTTTTAGCAAAACAGAGGAATATATAGAGTGTGCATGAAATGAAAAAGGATAATAAAAATAAAGAACTATATAACAAAATTTTAAATTCTGAATCTAATGAAGAATTAGATAAGATTAAAATTACTGTTAATGCGTACCAAGATGGAAATGTTTGTTTCGATGAATATGCTGACTTTGGAACGCTTGAGCTGCCAGTGGTCGAGAACGAACAAAATCCTACTGATGGCAGTCCTTATACACAGTTTTTTGCAGGTGCTATTGATGGTCCTCGGGCGTTAACTGTTAGTTTACCTGGTTGGGTTACTATGAGTTTGAGTGAGATTACTGATTGGGACTATGTTTATGATGTTTACCTAAATACACAGGTTCCATCCTTTGAAAGCGCTCCTGCTTTACCTGGAAGCACTTCTTATAGAAAAATAGTACATAGTGGCAACTGGTCACTATCTCCTGGTACGTGCGTGGGATATGTATTGTTTAGTGTTGATGATGCAAATGAACCTCCTGGTCATAGTGTTACTTTTAGTAATTATCCTATTTGTATAGATGAAGAGACAACAGAAGCTCTTGTAGGGTGTATTGATGTTTTGGATGATCCCGATACGCTAAATAAAGAACTGAGATATATAACAAACGTTACTGTTGCAGGAGAACATGCGGCATACTTTAGCATAAGTAATTTTACTCCGGGTTATACTGACGACGGAGTAAGGTTCTGTTTAAGACTAAACAATATTCAAGGTGCAGTAGCAGCTGGTCTAACCACTTTAAATGTACAAACAGTTATTCATAATGGAATAGCCGACGAAGATTTTATAAAAGGCTGGGGTAATGATGGTCAGGATATTACTACTGTATATGGCACCGAGAATCATAGTATTGTACTATCGTATGGTAATAGTATTCAGATTCCTGGGTTTTATCAGCAAGAATATGGTGTTGAGTCAGCCACTGAAATACCGTCTTTTACTATACCTAGTGGTTTAACCTTAAGTGGCACAGACATATTTGTAGGATATCGTGGTGGTTTTTGTACCCCTGTTGGTTGTGGTGCCGGGATAGCTGATGGTATAGGTGTCGAGCATTCTTTATCAAACAATAATAGCTCAGATGATACCGTAGATTTACGATACAATAGCAAAGTAGGACCAGGAGAAGTTCCTATCGGTACACTTTTAGATGTCACCTCCCCACAATTCGTTTCAGGTTTGTCTTCATACAGTGGAACTGCTTATGTTGATGGCTTTTATACTAACTCATTCCAAGCCAGTACCGATCAGTGCTGTCCTTTAATAGATGGAGAGGTTATAACCAGGATTAATATATCAAATACTGCACTGAATCCTTATCACACAGGTATTGGTCCTAACATTCCTTTTACTGGTGGTATTAATAAAGTAGAAGGGTCATACTTTATATCTTTTGGTGAAACAGATGTGTTTTCTCATGATTCAGCAGGAACAAGATATATTGCTGCTATACCTAATGATACTGGTGTTGATTTTAACTCTAATGATAATTCGTTTTTTGTATATACTGTAGGGCAAACAGGATTAATTAAAGCAACACACCCTACACAAACAGGCATAGTAGAAGCAGCAGGATTTTCAAGATATTTAGCAATTAGATATAAAAATACTAGTGCTAATAAATTTTATAAATATGATATTTTTTCAACAGACTTTACAGAAGTTACAACGTCTCTTAGTAGTATAAAGAGAATTATAACAGTAAGAGATCAGTATAGCTCAAATAATAACAGAGGTAGGTTTTGGATATTAGGAACCGACGAATCAGTATTATACGATCCTATTAGCAACAATCAAACTAGTGTGGACCATAGGATGTTTACTGGAGTTTCTGGAATTCCTCATAATATTGATGTGTTTAATATTCCTAATTTTGTTGACAAACAACCTGATTCTGAGATTGCGAATTGCCAACCTTATGATGATAGTAATATTCAACAATATGGTAATTTAATTTTTCCTGTAAATACAGGTTATGGTCCAGCTTTAGATCATTTTCCTGTTCAATTAGATATCAGGAATGCTCAACTAGTAGCAAAAACCGAAAGTGTAGTCGGTATTAGCCCAATTCAAGCAGGGATAAGTTTTTTTTCTGGCATATCCTTAAATGGCTATCGTCTTGATTCTCATCTAAACTACAGAGCAGATTTAGCTCTAGTTCAACACGCGTTAGTAGCTTCTGTATTTAACACCGGTACTAATCATAGTGAGCTTTTGGCTTTTAATTTAGATTTTCCTATAGGATTATCTGGCAGTATCGTTGATTCTTATGCAACTCCACATCTTATTAGTAGATATGCTCCAACAAGTGGCACGTATAACAGAGTTTGTAAAACAAGTAATGAGCTTATATTGTGGGCTCCAACAAGTACTGATAGGCCAGTAATTTTACTAGATGTTTATGGCAGATTAAATGATAATGACGATCCTGTTGTGCAAAAAGTTGTTACTGGCATCAAAGAACCTATTAGTGTGGTTAAAAGCGCACATAGGCATGGAGAGCAGTTTAGAACATGTTTATTAAATGATGGTGGAAATACTGCATATACAATAAATGATTATGATTATACTATTCAAAAACATACCTTTGTTAGTGGATTAACTATGGGTCATTATTCAGATATTGCTTTGGCTACTGGCAGTATGAACAATAGATTAGAAAATTTTGTATTGATGCCTAGAACTACATATGAAACTAATACTATTAGTGGTAGTCTAGCTGTTTTATCTACAACCACTACTCCTTTAAGTAGTATAAGTTTTGCAAATACTGGTATAGATGAAACTGTTATTAGCTTGGCTCCAAGTCAAGTTACTACAGGAGAAATTTTTATTGGTTCTATCACATTTACAGATGACGAATTTGTTGGTACCAACACTTTTTCTGCTAATGAAGTTTTAGGAAGTGAGATATTTACAGTTAGTGGAGCTAATGTATATGTTAAATCTGGAATAGCTCTTGATCACGAAACTACAACAGTCATGACCGGTGTAATTACTGGAGTAGACCCCTATATTGGGGGAGTGCCTTTTGTTGATACTTTCTTATTGACTATTAATGATGTTAATGAACCTCCTACAGATATAACTTTAAACCCATCTAGCGGTAAAATTGCATCTAACTTTGATCTAGCAACACAAGATTACCCTGCTGCAACAATATCTTTGAGTGATGTTGATGACTCTCCGTTCGATAATAACGATATAGACATAGCAGCAGGAATTAATAAACAATATTTTAAGATTAGTGATGATAAATTGTCTTTACTTGTAAAAGCCGGAAGTGTCTTACAGCCTAATACAGATTATACAGTAACAGTTCTTGCAAAAAGCACAGGAACTACAGAATATACAGCAGCAAAAAGCTTTACCTTAAATGTTGCTGGACATAGTCCTATTAGTTTAAATCTATTTAATACGACTGCTACAGTAAAAGAAAATATTCCTTCCAATCTCTTACCGACCTTGACTACTTTTGATTTAACAGATCCAGACGGAGGAACAGATAATGAGGTAATTATTACAGGTATTGACTCTACATTTTTTAATGTTTCTTATAATGCTGCGACTAACGCTGGCACTTTAAGTGTAGCTAGTGGTTATGTTTTTGACTATGAAACTAGGAATAGTTATACTGGATTTTTAGTAGGTAGAATAATTGGTACTACTGCTCCTATTGTTAGAGGTGTTTTTACTCTTAATATTGAAGATGTGTTAGAGCCTAGCGGTATTATTTTTACGCCTTCTGCTAGAACAATAAATGAAACTTCCTCTACAGTTGAAACATTTCTTAGTACTCTTACTATTCAAGATCAAGATAATTTTGCTGGAGATGATTTAGTTATTACCAATCTAGCTTTTACAACAGGTGGAGTTGTAGGAGATTTTCGTGGTGCATTAGATCCTTTTTGGGTTTTTGATAATAGTACAACTGATCCAGATTTAAAAGTATTAGCAGATAGAGCACTAGATTTTGAAACTCAAAACCAATATTTTATAGTAGCCTCTGGACATCCTAGTAGTAGTCCAGCAACTAAATTAGGAGGTCAATTTACTTTAAGTATTAATGATATGGACGAAGCCCCTACTGTTAGCTTACAACCTACTGGGACATCTATTAATGAAACTACAGACACTAGTTTGGGTAGATTTAAAGTTGCTGATATTTACGTACAAGATGAAACACAGTCTGAAATACAACTAAGTCTTGCGGGTATTGATGGAAATAAGTTTACCATAGTTCCTTCTTCTGTTATTACAGATAATCCTACTGAAAGCGTTCTTGTAGGATCATTATTTTTTAATAGTGGTGTTCAATTAGATTACAACACTAAGCCCTTTTACGATGCTGTTGTAGTAGCAAAAGATCTCGATGCGTTTAGTCCTACGAATGGCTTAGCTTTAAGTGGAACCGCTGATTTTAGACTTGCTATTAATGATGTCCCAACTTGTACTATAAATGTAGAAGGTTCTTCTACGGATGTATTATGTCCATTAGATACAGATGGTAGTGTCTCATTAAATATAACTTATACTGGTGATGGGGCTAGTATTTGTTCTATAGATAAGCCTTTATCAGTGTCTTGGCAAAATCTTCCTACTGATGCGGATACCTCTGTTAATGGTTTTTTTGTTAATGGATTAGGCACTGGGACATATACTGCTAATATTTTAGGTGGATCAATTCCTATTACATCAGTACAATATCAAGTTAATAGTCCTACACCTATGAGTATTACTCAAGTAGTTCTTAACAATGAGCCTTGTGCATCAGAAGGTTCAATACACATAGGCTTTACTGGCGGGCAACCTCCTTATATTGTATCTTATGGAACTCAAAGTGTAATTCTTCCTTCTGGTTCTGGCTTTGTAGGTAAAATACCTGTGACTGTACAGAGTTCGGGAAATGTTTCCGTACGAGATGCTAATAATTGTTTGGCCAGTGGATCTAATTTCACATTTAATTTTCCTAATGCTAATCCTCAATATAATATCATTAGTAAAACCCCTCCTGCTATACACGATAGCTTTTTACAAGACTATAAGTTTACATTATTATTTGGTGAAGGTCCTCATAGAATTAATATATATAGTAGCACAACAGGAGAAAAAGGTAATTTAATTACAAGTATAGACGAGTATGACACTACTGTAATAGAGTCTCTAAAACAACCCGGTAGTGAAATTTTTGATAGCTCTGGCAATCAAATAGGCATACAACTATCTCAAGACTTGAATTCAAATCCTATAGAGTATAGCTATGATATAGGTAGTCAAATATATCCTGGTTCATATGTTTTTGAATTTGTAAATCAAGATAATTGTACTTTTTTAACAGATGTACAAACCGCAGAAAATATAATCCCCCTTTCTGCTGAATTGATAACAGTTAATGATTTTCCTTTAGACATAGGCACACAAGTTTTATCTCAGCCAATACTAGATACATTATTTATTCCTTATAGAATGTTAATTAGTGATAGTGAGGTATTAAGTTATATTTCTAATATTACAGAACGAAGCGATATACGATTGGAAATTGGTAATCAAATATTTGATAGAAAAGCTATCTATGGAAGTGTTAATTGTGATACGCACAGTTTAGTTAATATTAAGTTTTTTGGTTTTAAAAATAATGAATGGTTCTTTACCATACCTTTTTATAAGGGTTTTGATATATCTGATACTAGCGAGGTGGATATCCTTAATGAAAATATATCATTGGTTATTTCAGACAGTAAAAAAATTAAAATAGATAAAGAATATAACAATAATGTTGGAACAATAAAATTATTAAAAGGGTCTGTCCTTACAACAGATTTAAATTTATCTCAATTTAAAAACGATAAAGACATAACCTTAAGTCGTCTTTTGTCAGATGGTACTTTTGAAGAACTTGCTATGGCTACTGTAGGAGATAAGGTTTACCTACAAAATAAACATATAGCAGGTAGTATATTTATGATTGACTTTTTGAAAAACACACAAACTTCTGAAGATTTAAGAACTAATGATATTTCGTCTGTAAGTTTTGATTGCAGAACAAATCAAAAAGCTATTGCTAATAATTATCAATTTTTAAATAATTTAAATAATTTTGATTTATTAGATAGTTTGTATGTAAAAAGATCTGGTGGTTCACTTCATGGGGGCTTTTTAACTCTTTTATTGTCTGGTGGATATCCTGATTATATTATATCATATAAGTATTATGATCAAGAAACAAAGAGTCTTGTAGATCTAAGACTAAATAATGAGTCTGTAGATAATAAAACTTTTCTAGACAGTATAAAGCCTGGAGCTTATATCGTTAAGATTACTGATCAAAATGGTAATAAGCTAAAAGCTGTAAATGATACTCCTTATGATAATTTTTATTCTAAAATGATTGATTTTATTATCAATGATTTACATACAGATAAAGAAACTTTAAATTTTAAACACGGAGATCTTTTAATAAATATATACGACTCTTCTAAAATAACAAATCCTCCTCCTGCAATTCCTTCATTCCCGCCTCAAATAACTCCTACACCTCCTACTGTGGACATACCAACAGTTACTACTACCACTCATGAAGTTTCTCCTAATACCATATATACCAATGAACTTGTTATTCAAACAGATCCTGTCAAAGTTAAGTTTACAGTCTCTGGGCCTTTAGGATACAAAAAGACATTTAGTGACAGAGTAAAATTAATTCAAATGCCTGCTGGTGTATATACTATAGAAGGAAACACCAAGGATTTATATAATAAATATTTATATCAAGATAAACGTAGAGTATTTATTAATCCTGATACTAAGGTTTTAAGTACATTAAATTTTGAATCTTACAAAGACAGTATTATTATAGACGGTTCATCTGACTCTAGTTCGTCTAGTTCGTCTAGTTCATATTAAGGAAATATATTATGCCATGTCAATCAGTTACAGCAAACTATTCACTAGTTTATGCAGGAACAAACAATAGTGTTTTTGGCCCAGATGCAACAGACAGAATTTTAGGGTTTACTAGCAATATAGGACTAGGTAGCGAATCTTCTACTCTTTCTTTCACACTAGCTGGAAAAGCAGGTACAAATGCATTTGGTGTTAGTCCAGCAGAGAATGTTGGACGAGCTGTTATATTTACTTGTAATAGCTTTAACTTTGGTGGTATTATAAAGTCTCTTAGTAATAGTGAAGACGGTGGTGGGAATACAACAAAGGTTACCTTAACTTGTGCTAAAGAAATGCTTGCGAATGGTGATATAATGTTGAATAAAAATGTAGTTGGTTTTGATAGCGTTCGCGCTTGGCAAAGTCAGTACGGTACTACTTTTGTCCGTACAAGCATAGCCGATGTAAATGGAGCGAACGTACATGCTATTACTGAGAGAGCATCTGTTCCTGTAAACCTTAGAAACGAAAACGTTAATGGCACCAATGCAACAGCACGTCCACAAGCTGGTGATTGTAGCAAATATGGATTATCAAATCAAAACAGAGTAGCTCATGGTAATTCAACTTATAGTGCAATATTAGGCTCATTATATAGTAATGGTTTCAAGATAAAAACTGTAGGTGGAAGTGATACACTGTTTGTAGATTTTACTCCTATTACTCGTCTTGCCAATGGTATTCCTTATGCTAGTACTAGTGCATATAAAATGAGTATATTAGACTTGGCTAATTCAGTGTGCGACGAAGCTGGTTTTGATTTCCACTGCACAATAGAAGGACAATGGATTAAGTTTAAATTAATAGACAAAAGAGTAGAAACTACTTTTGGTAGTGTTCAAAATATAGTTAATACCGCTAAAAATAGCGATAAATGCATTAGTAGTAGTATAGGAGCAGAATTTAAAGGTGTTAAAACTGCTAGATTTATTACTGGTCATCATATTAATTATATTAAAGAAGCTTACATAGGAGGTAATGCTAAAGGTGCTTTAGTAGGTCAAATTTATAATCAACGACCACTATATTCTTATACTAGTGATTTTAATATGAGGTTTGATACTAGTAAGCTTAGCCAAGCCTTAATTCAAAATGGGTTCTCTGGTGTCGGAGGCACACATGCCGTTCAGGAAAGAGAATTTATTGCTTGTGGAAATTTAGACACTTGGAAACTATGGGGTATAGAGAATCCTAATAGTCTATCTAGAAGTTGTTTGAATGCTTGTCAACTTCCTGTAACTAGAGCAGTAAGTTTCCTAAGAAATCAAGGAAGCGCTCATTATGTCGCTAGGTCTGCTGTAGAAGCAGTAAAAAGTTTAGGAATTAAAAGTCCAGGAGCTATGGTATATGAAGAAGTGTGTTATAGTTACTTTAAAAATTTATATGAAACATATTATGGTCAATATTATTTAGTGGTTCTTAATGGTGGCACAACTTGCTTTCAAGATCCTACAGGATATGTTAGCAATACAGGTATATTTTTAGGAGAAGGCGGTGCAGCTACTCTTATGGATACTCCTATAGATTCTGGTTGGCCAGATAATGAACGTCAAGTTATAGGGAATACTACATTAGCCCCTTTTTTTGACAATGCAGGAAAACTGACTTGTTTTGTAGGTATTCCTATGGGAGACACATTAGGTAAAGGTTTATATAATACTACTTTTGATCCTACCTTAATGAATGCAGAATATATTGTTGAAAATGGTACTTTGTATACAAAAGCACAGGTAGATGGACGAGCTTATAATATTGGTGGAGAGTTGGGGATTCTAATTAAAATGCCTAGTATTATTAGTCATAGACCTGTTTTAAGTGGTGGTATTAATAGTTTTGGTTTAAGAGCTATTAGCCTGTGTTTAGGTCGAGGTTTATTTGGATTTAGTAATAGTGGAGGCACACTAGATACTAGTTATGCTAATATATTTAAAGAGAATGTAGCGGCTGGTCGTTTTACTAAAATTGCTATTCCTATGAAAAATAATCAGTTGGTTTATGGGCCGTGGAGAGGTGGGGCTTATGGAGCTAGAAATGGAGGTGGAGTAGATATACAAGTAAGAGAAGACCTGAATCCTTGGCAATATGGAAGCTATAGCAATATGGATTATGCTGGACAAAATTATGCATCACATGGGATTCCTTGGAGAACTAGATACGAATCTGGTCACGTAACCATTGCAGAATCGCCAGCAGAAAGTTTAGGAGAAAAAAATGTAGGCGAAGCATTACTAGCTAGTGTCGTAGTTAAATTTGATAAGTCTGGTAGTACAACTACATATAACTATGAAACCTATAAACCTAAATTTGGTAATGCTGCTGAAAATTTTAATACTTTTATTAAAAAGAACATAGCAGATAGACGAGATAATTATAATATACTAAAAGAAAACTATCATGAAATAATTAGAAATCATAATAGTGCTATGAGAGTTGCTGGGCAAATTAGAGAAAGATTATTTAGACAACAAATAGAAAATAATGCAGGGGCTAACGCTCATAGCCAATCACAAATAATGACTCTTTCTTACCCTGATCCTTTTCAGGGACAGCTTTTTGATTGTAAAACAGAAGTTGGCTTAACTAAGGCTTATGATTCTTCTATATTTCAGGATCAAGATAATTATGCTAAGTATGCAGCTGTAGGTTTGGATATGTTTTTTGCTCCTGTATCTACAGCAGCTACTTTTGCAATGGGTTATATGAGTCCTAAAAATTTGCCTGATGAGCCTGGAAATAATTCAAGTCCTCTAAGTATGCCTCCATTTGAGGGTGGGATGACACCTAAAAAGCATCTAGCTATTGATAATTTTAGATTAAATCCTTTTAGTACTAGAGCAAATATTAATTCATATTTTAGTGGAAGAGGATCTAGTTTTGGATTTCAAACAGACTATTGTACATATGGAGCTATTAGTCAGGTATTGGATTTAGATAATGCAAAACAGGATTTCAATAATGTAAGGGCTGGTGCTTTAAGAGGCCCTTTAATGTTAACTTCATGGGGTTATGATCTTGATGGTAAACCTGTGCCTGGTGATGGTAGTGATAGTTTTACTACAGGATGGATGAGTAATCCTAAAAGTTGGCCTACTGGCCCTATTGATTTGAGATGGGATGACAAAAGAGGTGTATGGACAATACCTGCCGGAGAAAAAATCGTAGCAGCTCAATTAATTCAGCCATTATCAGCAGGGGGTTCAGCTAAAGCTGTTCTTATTGGTGGTTATGGAGAAGATGTTCCTTCTTCTCAAAGTCCATTAGGTTGTGGACAATTAGCTGGTGGTGGTGGTGGGAGCTATGGTACAATTACTGTATATGATGTAGTTAATAGACCTTGTAATATAGGTACTAGAATTACTGCTGTACATAGTGGTGAAGGCAAATATCTGCCTTTAGGTTATATTGATACTTATAAGAAAAAAGAGTTTGATGGTTGTGGTGACACCGTGCCTGTTGCAGATGAGTGTACTCAATTAGGTTTATGGAGTACGCCTAAGAAATATACTGTACAAGGACTTGATGAATTTGCTAATCCTGTACTACATGATCTTGAAGAAATATTTAAGTACCCCGATCTACCCGAACAAAGCATGGGAGAAGATATGGTACTAGGCTTTAGTAAAACAAACGAAATGGGGCAACCTTGTATGAAGGCATTTCCTATTGTGACTTGTAGTGGAACATATCCGGATGATGGTAGTGGCCCAACTACGCCGCTGCCTTGTCCTCCTGGGTATATAAGAAGTCCTACTGGATCTGGACGTTGTGTGCGTACGGATCTTTAAACTTATTACGTAAATAAATCCGCAATTTTAGTCAGCATCAAGTTTCTTCTAAAAGTACTTATGTTTCTTCCTCTATAAAACTCTAACTCTGAAGGAAGATCTCCTCCTTGAGTTCTTTCGTAATATTCATCAAATGTTTCGGAAAATGTATCGCCCTCTGTGCCACCAAAAAACATATTACTATCTCCAAACAAGAGTAGAGCTCCATTTCCAAGCCTATCTCCTTTACCTTGAACATTACCTCCTGGACAGCCTGGGGCGTCATCAACATTGCGGTTTACATTGTATTTATTGGTTGTAGTAAATGGTGCTGTTCCCCCAACTATTTCAGCCGTTGCTGCACCTTGAACCATCACATTTGTTAGTAAAGGAGAATTGCTATTATTATATTTTTCATAAGCAGCTGAAATTGTATTACAACCTCTACGAATACTAGATCCAAGAGTTATCATATGATCTTCAAAACCTATCTTGTCACCACATCCATCTTCATCATTATCAGCATTATTTCCCCATTCACAATTACTTAAATAAAATCCTCCAGACTCGATAAATTCTTTCACATCATAAGATTCTAAATACGGATAGGTTCCACATTTCGAATAAAAATAATCTATTACTACATCACATCCCGGACCAGCTAAATCTCGTGTTTGATACCAAGGAACCTCTACACCACCATATTCAAATGTTGTATTATCGTCTATTCTGTGGTCACCCAACTCCTCAGAGTATCCGAATATGTATAGATTGGTTCTATTTTCGTCCTGAAAACTGGCTCGTAATGTTCTTTCCTCCATTGAGAGCCACTTTGAATAATTTGCATGAAAACAAATTCTAGACCTTGGAGCTTCCTCACAACAACAACCAAAATCTTTTTTAAGATCTTCTACTGTTGTTGAGTTACTGCCTAGAATACCAATACCTGGATATTGTGGAGATGAGCTTATTCCTGTACCTAATCCTTTTTGACTAAATATTCTAAAAAGGTTTGAAATACTAAATGGATTAAATAATTTTTTCTTTTCAGGTTCAATTATTTGCCCTGCCATTTATACCATCCCCTATTTGGCATATATTCTCCCTTATCGTCTTTACGCTTAGGGAACAGCGTACCACCCTTCTTGTGTTGACCAAAAGCAAGTGTGGCTCCACAGTCCATACATCGCAATTCATAATATTCATTGTCTTCTACAACTCTTACTACAAATTTAATATTTTCAGATCCACACATTCCACATTTCGTTTCTCCAAAAATTTCTTGTATAGAGGCAAGCTCTTTAAATATTTCTTTTTGGCCTTCGCCTTCAACTTCAAATTGTAATTTATCACTAACTTTATATGACGCTCTCATTTCCAGTCCTCTTCGTATCCTAGAATAGTTTCGGGTATAGCACTAGTATCCTGTTGATAACTAGATAACTTTCTAATAATAGATACACCACTAGTATGATCTAGCTCGTCAATATCTATAGATAAATCCATATTTTCTAAACATTTTACAGGATTAATATTCAGCCTTTTACAAAGAACATCCATAAAATTTAACTGATTATTAGTAACTTTGCCTACCGTTGTTCCATCAATATCTTCTACTTCTTCAGCTAGTTCTTCAGCGGCTACCACTTTCCTTAACCGTAATCCTCTTCTTAAAGCCCTACCTTCAGCCCTTGTTTCTGCAACAGCCACAGGATGATTACGGAAAATTTTGTCACAATTTCCCCAATACACATCAGCAGCCCCATTTACTGTTCTGGTTTTAATGGCATTGTCTAGTTTAGAATCATTTAAAACATACGTCAGAGAATGGACCACAGTGGCCCTATTGCCATTCATTGGGTCTGGAGATTGAGTGACTTCCGAAGAAGATCCTGTTAAAGTACAGTTCATAGCTATCTCAAAAATCCTACGCAATCCATCTGTGGTAGGATTACCCATAATTTTCTCGTCGTCTGACAGAAGTCCTAGTACATAGTCTGTCCACTCAATATCATGAATTTTTGGCTTTTTAGTCATTGTTGTCCTCTATGTAAAATAATTGTTCTTTACTATCCGAAATACTTTCTAGTAATTTCATAAGTTTGTTGCTCAAAATAATTGCTTTAGCTTTAGAATAATCTCCTGTTTGTTTAATTCTAATAAGCTTCATACCTTTACCAAGTATAAGTCCTGTTTTTTTCTGATCATATTTTTGATTTCTGTTTAGAGCATTACTTCCCCATACAGGTTCAAAATGAGAAGGTCCGTCTACTTCTATTGCTATATTATGCTGTGGTAAGAATATGTCAATCTGTAATTTTGTATTCGCTAGAATTTGTTCTTTATGGAATTGTGTTTTATAGTTATTTTCTAATAATTTAGCAAGAAGAAATTTTTCTAGTTTAGATCCTTCAACACTAGATCTTCTAATAGCTACATGTGCCGCATGTTGCATATTTTCTTTTGTTTTATCGTCCATATCGTTCCATCTTTTTTTACTATCTTGTTTTCTCTTTTTTCTTTCTTTGTCTGATAGATTATTCCAAGATGAATGCATACTTAAAGAAATTTTATCTTTTTCAGAATCCGACCTTTTCTTTCCTTTAGTTGGGTGTTTAGATTTGCCAGATTGCAAAACATTTTTTTGTGCTTCGCTTTTATTTCGTATGGGTAATTTAAACTTCATAGCATCTCTTCTCACCTTATTTGCATAAGTTCCATGTGTTTTGGCTATTTCTCCAAAGGATTGTTTTTCTTCTACGTATAACTTTTTTATAAGTTTAATTTTATCAGTATCATTCATCTGTTGATACATTTTTGATCTCCTCTAGAGATTTAATGTTTGTAAAAGTTAGCTTATGATATTTATCTTCTAGCTTTTCTAAAAGTTCTTCATTATCATATGTATAATAATTATGATGGTCATATACTGCTGGTATTTCTAAAAGTTTTTCGTCCAAGATTACGATATCTTTTTTCTCTGTATTAAGATAATTTAAATGAAAATTAGGAATAAATAAATTTACAGGAACTTGAAAATCATCAGTATATATAGCATAATTATATTTTGTTTTAAATTTATCATCTAGAGATAATTTAATCAATTCTTTTACACAAGGAGATTCGTATGTTTTATTATCAAAAACTGAACAGGCTACTCCCAAATGATTGTCGATATATTTAATTTTTATAACAGCCATATTTTTATCCTATATATTGTTGTAGTGATTTTTTGTTAAATACTAAATGAGTGTCTTTGTTTTTTAAAGTACTAGGTTTGCAAGTGCTTCCTTTAGAAATGCAATAGTTCAAAATTTCAAATAAGAACTTATTTTTATTATTTTCAAATTCAAAGTTATTCATAATAAAATCTTTAGTGTGCTGATTGATATAAACTAATCCTATATATTTGTGTTGTAAGCCAAAAAATAAATTCAATACATTACCATTATCTATAACACAACCTAAATCAATATCTTCATTTTGTTTGTGCTTGTGAGTAATACAGCCTATTGTTATGTCTGTAGTTGACGTATCTAGGTCTTTCAAACATTGAGAAGACAGAACTAACCCACACTCTATATTAACTACATCTGGGTATTTGGCAAGTGCTAAACCTTTAAGAAATGATCCTCCATAATTAATATTATTATAATCTAAATACAAGTACTTAACATGAGGTAGTTTTTTCTGTATAAATTTATGTGTTTTATAGTTTTCAATACTATTTACTAGAATGATTTCATACGGTGTGTTTACGCAAAATTTAGCTATAGAATAACATTGTTTTTCTATTATGTTTTTACGCTTATTGGTAAATAGACATTTTGACCCTAGTGATTTTATTCCACTATCATAATATGGGCATGTTATAATAAAGCTAATCGGTTTCTTCATGTTTTTTTATAGATATACTATATTCATATCCGTTTGTGTATGATGCCATGTCTATTTTAGTATTTTTTATCTTATTCACTAGACTTATCATTTCATCAAAAGTGTGGCAAAAACCTCGTTGATTTTCATATAAAATATATCTAAGTTTATCCATACTTAAATTCATCCTAGCACCAAACCAACATACTTGAAATATATCTGGTGCCTGTATATGAATTAATCCATCTGTTTTAGTTTTATCTACAATACTATTTAAAGTATCCTCAAAATCTTTGGGAGGAATATAGTCTAGCAGATCTCCTATAAAAATATTATCACAAGAGTTATTGTCTATTTGTTCAATATCAGATAGTTCGTGTTCACTGTAACTATCAGGGTATTGAGTATCTTCATTAATTATTAATGCTATATCTTTAGCCATTATCATCCTGTTCTGTATCTAGTTTAAAAACTTCTTCAGACAATTCTTTAAACAGTGCTTTCCACTTGTCAATGTCTTTCTTGTCAGTAATATCCATTCCTATTGCATCATGATAATTATCTATGCCCCATGATTCAGCAACATTAGCATTTAATGCTATCTGTCTGTATGTAATTTTAGGTGGAGATATTTTATTTAAAGATACAAATTTTGGTTTTGCTGTACAATCCAATATAATTAAAGGAACATGCAAATGGTGTGCGAGATATAAACACTTCTCTAGCATTTCTGTTTTGTTTAAACATATTACACTGTGAATACCTATATGACTAAAAATAGCATCGTCCATACCATGTACATTTTTTTTACCTAAGACTTTAGTAAAAAATCTATATATATGTTTGTTATCTGTGCTAGAAATAACAACATGCATATTATCTTTATTTAGTGTTTTTAAAATACAATTTTTAATAGTCATTATAATAAATTATTAATGTTAGAGATATCGTATTGTGATATATCATCATGTAAATCATCTATTTGTTTATGTCTGGAATAGTAAGCAGTAATCATACTTTGTCTTAAATCATTATTGTCCATAGTATAATAATAATTATATATATTGTTATCTGTTATGTCATTATAATAAGCTGCTTGTGAATTACAAATCATAGAATTAACATGTAAACAATTTGTTAAATATGATGAAGTTGTAAGCCTATCATTTGATATGATGTGTTTATTCATGGCTGCTAAATTTAATACTGAGTATGATGCTTCATTTGTTTTATTAACGTCTACAAAACAATGTACATTACTATATATTTTTGCTAAATCTGACTTATCCAAAACATTATTAATAAGAATAGGCATATTATTATCGTTAGCTTTTAATCTGCTGTCAGTAAGAATATCGCGTATATCCTCAAGAACAAGTTGTGATTTTTCTTTTGACAAGTTATTGGTTTTTAATATAAGTCCAGTATTACTATTGGTAAAAGTAGTTACATAAGTATAAATTAATTTTTCCCAATCGTATTGCTCAGTAAAATTTAATTCTGTATAAAAATAAAATCTATCTTTTTCCATCCACTCAAAAGTTTCTGGGGTTTTATATTCTTCAATATTAGCACAGTCTAAAAGTTGTGGAGAATAAACAAATTTATCATACAGTTTAGAGGATACAATGTTCTGTAAAACTTTTAATTTAACTTTGCAGTTGACCACTATTTGATCTAACAAGAATAGATTATTATTAATAATAGGGTCTGGATCAAAACCAGAGATATCACATATGCCTATATTTCTTTCAAAATCAGAGTGGTAAACAAACTCACTATTACCACAATGTTGTATACAAATGTCGTACCTATCAAAATTATTTTTTTCTAAATCTGCGATATCATTAAATATTTTATTATTTAAGTATTTTTCACAAAATCTTGGGATAGTTTTAATATTATGCCCTGCTTTTTGTAAGGCTTTAATATTCATATATGCATAAAAGCCTCTGTTAGATTCTTCTCTATAAGGCCCGATATATAATATATTTTTAGCAGAAGACATTCTTATCCTTTCAGGAAGGGTGATTCGTCTTTAGCTTTTCCTGATCTTAAATTTTCCAATAATGCTTTATGATTTAGTATAGACTCCAAAACTTTTTTAGCCATATCCCTGTTGTAATTTACTATGTTTCCTCCAGCAGCTACAAATCCTTGGTCTAGGTGTTGAATCATTGATTGTATCATAGTAGTTTTTAATAGGTGTGGACTCATGATAATGTTTTTAAGAGCATATGTGATCCATTCCCTATTGCTTGTTATGTCTTTAGGTATTGTAGGGTTGTTAGAGTCAAACATCATAGGCGTATCCCAATTATTTTTAGGTTCTATACTGTCAAATAGCTTTTCATATGTTTTTGCTGTCTTATCCCAACTATAATTGTCTATAATTGCTTTTCTAATATTTACTTGTTTTTCTTTCTGTTCTTCTTTAGAAAGTTCTAGGTACTGAAACAATTGTTTAACTAAATCTTTATCGTTAGGAACTGCTCTAAATGCTCCAGTTTCTAATTCTTTAAATAAAGCATACGGTATTTTATTTGTTTTTAATTTAGTAGTTACTTCACTCATAGCACTGTAGTCTACTGAGAAAACAGGAACACCACAAGAAGCAGCTTCAAGCTGAGGGATACCTAATCCTTCACATATTGCATATTGAACATAGACATCAAAAAAATTATAGATATTTTTTAATTCATTATCTGTTAAGCCGTGTACCACATTAGGAAAACTTGCGCCGTTTTTATGGCAGAAAGGACATTTTGTTTTAGGTCCTTTCCATAATGAAGCCCATGCTTTTTTACAGTGTGGGCAATAATATGTAAAGAAAGTAAAATTATATGCCTCATACTCTTGTAATAATGAAGGGATGTCCCATCCACTTTTTTCGGGGTAGCTGGTATGTAGATATAGATAGACATTACTGTTTTTCGACAGCAATCTTAGATCTCTGATAGCACCCATTAGATTAGGAATTAATTTGCGTTTTTGATTCCTCATAACTGCTCCTACCACAAAAGAATCAGTAGGTAGCATGTGTAAAGCTTTGTTTGTTTTGTGAGAAAAATTGATTGGCCTAAATACATCTGTATCTACAGAATCAGATACGCTTGGACATGTATTTATATTATATCCAGATGCATCCATGTAATTTACAGCCCAATCTGTATGACCAGAAACAAAGTCTGCATTAGCAAAAGTTTGCATCCAATGATATTGTTGAGGTAATGAGTCTACAGTAGGAGCAATAACCCAATGAAAATATGGCCTAAGTAAAGAAGCATCTTGCCAAGCAAGCATCCAATAGTCTCTAATATCAAATACAATATCTGGTCTAAAATCTAAAACAACTTGATCAAATCTCCATTTACCAAAAACATTTTCTGGATCAGCATTATATTGTTTAGCATGTTCATGGTCATTACCAACTGCATTAGGATAAACTTTCCATGGAACTTGATTATTATGCAGATTAGTATTGAAGCAACTTAATTCTGCTATCTTATACTTTCCAGTATTATGTAGTCTTTGTAGGATTTCTCTAGTATACAAGCCGAACCCTGATTTGGCGACATGGTGTTCACCAACCATTAAAATTCTTTTTTTTCTCATATACTAGAGACTCCTTTTGCTATTAATAAAAAATAATTAGAATGCTACAGGTTGTTGTTCCTTAGATTCTGTACTAGTGGTACTCTTCTTTAGCTTAGTAATCTTTGAAAAGTTATTTACTCTAACTTTCATAGTACTATGCTTTACTCCATCCTTTTCCCACTTATCGTTTCTCATCGAACCCTCGACAAAAACCAGGTCTCCTTTTCTGAAAGACTCTGCGATAAGTTCTGCACCACTATCCCATGCTTCACAAGGAATATATGAAACAATCTTATCTCTCACACCGTTTGCTTTGGTGTATTCTCTAGAGACAGCTACAGTAAAATTAATAACAGAGATTTGTCTATCTCCACTATCAATCTTTCTAAGTTCTGGATCTCTAGTAAGATTGCCTCGTAAAATAACTGTATTCATATCAATTACTCCATATCAAAAGGGTTAAAAAAACAGATTAAGCTGTTACGTATTATAGGCTAATCTTGAACTTTGTCAAGACTGTGGAATAAAAATTTTATCCACTATTAAACTTTCCTTATCTTTAGATCTATTTCCTTTAATAATAACAATATTTCCATCAAATAAAACATTTTGATAAACTCTATATGTCTCTGGAAATATAATAATAGAATCTAAAACTCCTGTACTATCTGACAGGCTCAAAAATGCCATTTCAGCACCTTTGTTTTTTCCTGATTTAGTTTTGACTACATTTACTTGTTCTATTTCTCCAGCCAATACTACTTCTTTTTGAGCATTTTTTAAGAAATCCCCACAAGTACAATTTGTATTAGAAACATCATACATGTCAATTCTGGAGCAGGATATGGAGTATCCTAATAGTTCATATTCTTTATCAGAAATCCACTCTATTGAGTCGTTTAAGTCAAATGGTGGTTTGTCTATACTTTTAATATGATTGTTGACAATTGCTTGTCTTCTAATATTAATTTTATCTAACATTAGTTTTTGCAGTATGTCTTTTATGGTCGAGTCTTCAGAGATGTATTTTTGACATTTTTCTATTTCTTTTTTTGTTAGATCTGAAATTATACTATATTCAAATAACATGCAGTTTCTAGTTTTGCCATAATGATCCATTGCCCCAGAAGATATCAAGCCTTTAACTGCTGTGCTATTCAAGTTTAGTAATATATTAAAAAGTAATTCTATCCAACTTAATTTATCTATATCATAATCTTTTACTAAAGTCTCTAGCTTCTTAAAAACAGATTGACCAACACCCTTAATATCTGTCAAACCAAAATATATAATTTTATTTTTTAAAACAAAATATTGGTTTAGCTTTCTAATATCTGGCGTGGAAACCAAGATGTTCATTTGAGAAGCATTTTGTATGAGTTCTTTGATTTCTTGTTGTGTATCTATTTTATCCTTAGCAAATTTAAGATATGACGCAAAAAATGTTCTGGTGAAGTGTGCTTTGCTATATGCAGATAAGTAAGCATTCATTGCATAGCTAACAGCATGACTTTTATTAAAGCTGTATCTTTGGCTTTTTTCAATCCAAGAAAATATTTGTTCTGCTTGTTCAGCGGAAATAATATCTAATTTTTTACAACCTTTAATAAATTTGTCTTTTAGCTTAGACATCTCTCCTGCTTTTTTCTTACCAATAGCTTTACGCAGCATATCTGCTTCCTGTAAGTCAAAACCAGCTAATTCTTTAGCAATCTGCATAGCCTGTTCTTGATAAACCATTTCTCCAAAAGTATTTTTAAGAATAGGTTCTAGAGCAGGGTGAAAGTAATCTATAGACTCTAGTCCGTTTTTCTTGTCTATGTAATGATTACTAACTGTCTTGCTATCTCTTACAGCCTCCAAACATCCCGGTCGCATAATACTAATTAAGGCTGAAAGTTGCTCTATAGAATCTGGCTTGAGTTTTTTAGCCATACTTCTTCCAAGTCTGGACTCTAGCTGAAAACAGCCTTTAGTATTTCCACTTGATATTAAATCCCAAGTAGCATTACATTTTAAGTTTATAGAAGAAATTTGTGGATCAAAAATGATGTTTTCATTTTCGTCTAGAGCAAATTTACATCCACAGTTTTTGTATTCAAAGTATTTCATTGTGCAAAAGAATTTCTAAATTTAATCTTTTTGGCTTCATTCCTATGAAGCCTTAAAAACCTAATCAACATAGCAGCACAGTCATTGACATCTTTCATAGCGTCATGTGCTCCTTCTTTACTTATGCCTAAATACTCACGCATAGTATCTAGCGAAAGACTTTTTAAATCTTCATTGTTTTCAAACCAAAGAAACATTAGATGCATTAAATCTATTTTGTCTCTTGGATGAAAAATATTATTGGTTTTATCTTTCCCTACATTTTTATATTTTAAAGCCATTCTGTCTACTATAGGAATATCAAATCTCAGTATATTATATCCTGCTGCTATTGGGGCAGAGAACATACTTTTACGAGAGCTTCTAGTGTGATATTTATCTAAGTAGTTAACAAATTGACTCCAAGATTGTTTTTGTGGAGGGAAATTTTGCCAACTGTTTAAGACTTCTGAAGCTGTACTATTTTGTGCTTTAGCATGGAACTCTAGTAAGTCGGTTTCGTATTGATGGTCTGGATTCTTATCTAGTAATTCAGGTTTAAGATTTATATTAAACTCAGAATTAGGGATAACTTCCAATTTATCTGCATCCACCATAACAGCAGCAAGCTGAACAGGGCTACATTGGAACGGATCTTTACCATCTGTTTCAAAGTCAAAAACACATATTTTATTTTTTTTCAAGTCTTGTTACCTCGTCTAAGGGTCGGAATACAGCGTCGGCATTATCTAGCTTTCGTTTTGCGTTACATTTTACTTTACAACAGCTAACTCTTACTTCAGGAACCTTTGTGTATTGAGCATTTTGCCCCGGTTTCACGAAGATGTCGTTAATACTTAGATCTTTAAATTGCATTTTATACTCCTTGTTTTAACATTGAAGATATGTTCATGATTTTATCTAATACCGCTACTCCTAGAATATCAAATTTAATCACTCCAATGTTCTCTAGGTCTTGCATTTCCATACCAGCTATCAAATTCTTATTTTTGGTATCATATACCATCGGACAAATATTACTTAGTTTTTCTGGAGCAATCACGACTCCAGCAGCATGTTTGGATTGATTTGTTTTAGTACCCTCTAGTCTAATAGACTGTTCAAAGCGTTTTGACAAGGGCCCTTGTAGATTTCCTTCTTTATCTATCGAACACCACTCTTTTAAATCTTTAGCTTTATTTTCTAAAGTCCACTTAATAATAGATGCCTCTCCCTGTTCTTTTTTCATTTCTTCTAACTCATCAGAAATTTTAGCTTCATCAGGTATGTTTTTAGTAATTTTATTCATGTCTTCAAAAGACAAATTACCATACGCCCTTAAAACATCTTTCAATGCACCTCGACCTTTCATTGTATTAAAAGTTAACATTTGAGAAACTTTGTCTTCTCCATAAGTTTTTTTAATGTATTCAATAATACCTTCTCTCTTATCAATAGGAACATCTAAATCAATATCTGGCATAGAAACTCTATCTTTAGTATTTCTACCAGCGTTATAAAATCTATCAAACAATAAGTCGTATTTCATAGGATCAATTGAAGTAATACCCAAAAGGTAAGAAACCAGACATCCTGCTGCACTACCTCTACCCGGCCCCGGCAACCAAGAAGAATTTCTAATATATTTAACGATATCTTGTACAATTAAAAAATAACTAGATAGACCAGCACCATGCAAAACATCAAATTCATATTTTAATCTGCTGACATATTTATCTTGTATTTGCTTATCTAAGCCATTAAGTTTGTTATTTCTCCAACCTTCTCTACAAAGTTGTCTTAAATAGTCTGAGTCAGAATCATACTCACTAGGATATTGAAAAGGTGGTAAAATAGGCTGACTAAGAATATTATAATCTTCACACAATTGATCTACAAATATTGTATTTTCTATTTCTTCTTCAGTATGTAAACCATGCATTTCTTCGCTAGATGGTATGTAATACTTGTCACTATTGAAAAAGCAAGATAATCCAACCTCTATATTATTTTGTAATTTATGATTCACAGCAGATAGAGTTGTTCTCATATTGTTGCACAATAAAATTCTTTGATCTACTGCATCTTCTTGTTTTGCATAATGTGCATCGGGTGTGCAGATAACCTTAGTTTGTGTAGAATGTCCAAGCGATCTAATGCTATCAGTAAGTTCAACTTGAATAGGGTTTGCTATTCTATCTATTAATTGAGCTTCTAAAAATACGTTTTCTTTTCCAAAGATATTATGTAAGTGCGATATGTGGTTTGTTGCGTCTTTCTTCCAGCTATCACTTATCTTATCTTCGACTACAATACGGTTGGCTAATGTAGAACCTAAATGTCCTGTAATCGCTATAATGTTATCATCTAACAAATCCCCTAAAGTATCTAAATCCACTCTAGGTTTGTGATAGAATCTATCAGGATGGTTAGACTCTGAAACTATTTTAATTAAAGTTTTCCATCCCTGTAGATTTTTACATAATACAACAAGGTGTTCTAGTTTTGCGTTTTCTTTTTTCTTTTCTTTAGAACACTTTTTAGATATGTAAAGTTCACAACCTAAAATGGGTTTGATATTATTGCTTTTTAATTGTTGATAAAATTGAACGGCTCCAGAGATTGAACCATGATCTGTTATAGCACAAGACGTTGCTCCTATAGTTTTACATCTGTTAACAATGTCTTTAGGTTTACTTAAACCATCCAATAAAGAATAATGAGTGTGAACATGCAAAGGAGTATATAATTTCATTCTGTGCTTCCTGGGGCCTTGTAGTGTCCTATATTATAGCCTGGAACAGTGTATTCGTCAACAGTATTTTTGTATCCTTTTACAGAAATGTCATGAGCCACCTGTTCGCATTTGGTCATAGGAGTATTTACAGAACAAACTTGGCCATCCCTATATTCTACCAATGGCTGTATATCGGTATCTTCGAATGTAGTTTTCCCATAATGACACAACTTAGTGCATTTCCAAGTCTTTTTTAATTCTGGTTTGACAGTATTTTTAATATGTTTAAATTTTTTCTTTAGTAATTCTTCAGTTTTACATAGGTCTTTTTTACTAAACGTCATACTAAAAGGACCACCATCATTTATAAAATATATAGTTACGATACAATGATCTATTTCAGGATAAAGTTTATTTACTGCATAATAATAAATCATTAGCTGTGGATCAATCTCTAATTTTTCTTGCGTCTTTTCCTCTCCGGTCGCCCAATTAAGTCTACGTCCTGTTTTCCAATCAATAATTTCAGCAGTATTTTCGTTTGGTTTTGTTATTAAGTCAATTGTTCCTTTGATAGATAATTGACCTTCTAGTGGCCCATCTTTCGTGTCATACTTGAATTTAGCCCAAGGCTTATCAATAGTTATATCAAATTGTTGTTCTGGATATAATATATTTTTATTACGAGGATCAAACATTCCATCAGCATAATTAATTGCTTTATATGTCCACTTAGAGCAATCTTTAAAATCAACATTTGTCCACTTATGATGAGTAAAAGCACTAGTATAATAGGTATATACAGACTCTATAATACCGTCCAAATTGTAATCTTCAACATATACCTCCCCTACAATATCGTCTGTAAAAGACCGATTACCTTGTTGTTGGTGATACTTAATAAATGCCAAAATTTCTAATACTTTATGTACAATAGTACCCTTGTCTGCTTTTTTATTAGAAGGAGATCTATACCCTAATACATAATCAAAGAAGTATTGTTGTTCGCACATATTGTGTGTGTTGTAGGATGAACTACGAAAGTATGTAATTATAATGATATCACCTTTTGTTCTGTAAGAAAATTATAAATATGTTGGTCTTTATCTTCAATAGATAACGAGTGATTATCAATAATTAAATCAAAATTAGATTGGTCGTAGCTGGCTTCATCTAGTGCAGTTTCACTAGCATGAGTTGACGAATACAAACTCCTATCTAGTTTTATAACTAATCCACCTGCTTGTTTAACAGCTGCAACTTCATTAGGAAAACGACAGTCTGCAATTAAAGCTAACGGGAAATTCTCTTTTTTTATTTTTCTAAGCGTAGCATCGGACCATACATTGTTTTGCATCCTTCTTAATACATCAGTTCCCACATATTGCATCACCTCTCGCGCTGTCATTTGTGCGTCAATACCTGGCCAAAAACAATTAACCAGTTCATTTTTATTTTCATCTGTACCATAACACTGTGCTTCAGTTAAACCTAATATGTCTATACACAGCTTTTTTAATGGGTCAGCAAAATTATATGTGCTGACAACTTCGCAGTAATCGCTTTGATCGAGAACCGTTCTATATTTATAGTAATGATTAGTAAAAAGTCTAGAAGCAAATTTACACGCACTAGTTTTACCAGATTGTTTTTTACCAGCAAATGCAATAATCATGTTCTTTCCTTTATAAATTGTATAATTTGAGTATCAATTTCTTCACGAGTCATTTCTGCAATGTCTGTTGCAGTAATTTGTGGTCTATGTATTGTATAGGTGTTTTCGCATTTTTGTTGTATTTCTGTAGCTGCTTTGTCTCCAGCTTCATCGTTATCCATAATAAGAAATAGTGTCATAGCCCCAGAAGAATCTAAAATTAGTTTCTGTCTATCGCTTAAATTACAACCGAAAATTGCAACACTATTATGAATATTATTTTCTTCTAATTTCCATACATTACCTGGACTTTCTACAAGTATTGCATAATTATTATTGTATATGTATTCTTTAGCATTCCAAAAATTATACAGATAATGCTGAGACTTAAAACCATAGCTATGTTTCCACTTAGAGTATTGCCAAGCCACATCTTTAGATGGACACATTTCTTCTGGATTGTGATACGATTGACAAGTAGTGCATTTATCAAATATACTTCTACCTGTACATCCTACCAAAAACTCTCCAGTGTCATCATATATTGGCACAATAACTCTATTATACATAGGCTTGTCTGGATTACTACAAAGTCCAACATCATATTTAGTTAGTATGTCTTTTGAAAAACCCCTATCTATATAGTATTGAGAAGGTATTTCAATATTTTTTATTGCTGAATTCCTAGTTATCTTACTGTTTATTAATTGTTTAGGATTAATTTTATCAACTATTCTAGCAAAATTATTTTTATCTTGAGAGACCTTACTAACCAATAGATCATTGTTGTCAGAGCCTAGCAAATTTTTGCAGAATTCTACCACCTCATTAAAGGAGCACATTTTATCTCCTTGTTCAGACCAATTATATTTTTGAGAAGATATGACACCTCTGATAAATCCTAAGATAGATCCTCTGAAACAATGTTCACACTGATGGGTTCTACATTTCCAATTGCCTCTATATGTATCGCCTTCATAGTACAAATTTAAAGCAGAATCATTATCTCCACTATGAATAGGACAAGACATAGTAATCATCTTACTATTATCTCTATAATCATCTAAACCTAAAGCGTTCAAAACATCTTCTATATTATCACACAATAGATCACACATGCGTTTCAATTCTTGTTGATTATACGAATGGGATTTCGTCTTTATCATTGTCAACCACAAACCCTTCTGTATCATTTGAGTCATTATTTGCCAATTCCAATTTAGTTCTACCTTCTGTTATCTTCGCACACCAGCCCTTCATATTACAGTTTATGTAATCGTTATCGTCTAAACCTCCACCGTGTCTACTAATAATAGGAATGAGTTTTCTATTACCAGCAGAAGGTCCGTCTTCTGATATTTCTTCATCACTCTTTCTTTTAAAAATTGTAAAATTACTACACAACCAAATAATTCTATCAGAGCCACTAGCTGTATCTGTACTTTCTTTAGTTATCCCATCACGGTTTAACTGTATAAAGGCAACAATAGGTATTTTATATTTACTAGCAAAATTATGCAAACTAGTCATCATGAATCCTAAAAGCTGATATTCTTTCATATCGGCAGAAAGTCCTTGAGTATCCATTAATTTTAGATAGTCATAAAAAACTACGCAATCCTTCGCAGTCCCGTCATCGTTTAGACCTACTTCCTTTACTATCCATCTTTTCATAATAGATAACTGTTCGTCAAATGGTTTTCCTGCAATAGACTTATGATAAAAATTAGCATTTTTTAATTCCTCTGCTGCTTTATTCACTTTTTGTATGGAAGCATGTGAATCTGCAAACTTGCCAGTTTCTATTTTGTTCATTTCTATTTCTGTCATCATAGCTATAAGTCTGTTCATATGATCTTGTTTGGTCATTTCAGTGTCCATATTTAAAACCGGAATGCCTGACTTAGCTATGTTTAAACCCATGTTGTCTGACAATAAAGTTTTACCAGTTTTTGGTCTAGCAGCAATAACATTAATTGTACTTTTTCGCAAACCTCCTCCAATTGATTGGTCGTATACTGGAAAGCCTGTAGGAATACCTACCTGATCTATAGGGTTTTCTTGTAATTCTTTTAAATAATCATCTAATCCTGTAGCCATTTGTTCTGGAGCAGTATCGTCGTTACTAATTAAGTTAGTAAAATCAAAAATCGGATCTTCTGCCAAAGAGATAATATGAGAAACACTTTCTGAACCATTTATTCCATTGATATTTTTCTGAGCATTACCCAGTTGTTCTTTTAAAAGTCTTGCTATTTTTAGTTTGGCTATTTTAGTAGCAAACTTTTTTACATTGTCTCGATGTATAGGAAAATTTAAAACAGCCTGCAGGTGGCTGAGTTCATCTTTTTTATTAAAAAAATCTTCATAACCTAATTCTTTTGCTTTAGATAAAATAGATGCTATATCTATTGCTGTTATGTTTTCTTCACAAAGGCTATGTAAACATTGAAAAATTAATTTATTACTATCTATAGTAAAACACTCAGCGTCCATAACGTCTGCAATTTCCAAATATATGCCATCTGCATATTTACATATGCCAGATAGTACTGCTCTTTCTGCTGCTGTGTCTTTTAACGACATACTAACCCCCAATCCTTGAGCAAGCATTACATTTATAGCGAGAAGATTCTGTAACTAATACAGGATTTACTTTTTCTCTCTTACCACAAGAACGACATGTAACATCAACACTATTGTACTTTCTGGTTCTTGGAGCAGGAGGTTTTACATTTAACTTTCTGTCTATTTCTACATCTTCTTTGTGCATACCTCTAATGTCCATACTCTCAAATTTATTTAGACTTGCTTTTTTTGTAGTTGTTGTGCTCTTTTTTCTGTTAGTTTTTGTTTTTTTACTAGTAGTTCTTTTTTTTCTAGTAGTCTTCTTAGGTGCTTCTTGGGGTTCGTCGTCATCAACCAAAGACCTTAAAAGATCTACAATTTGTTCTATGGTTTCTTTTTTATTGCTCATGTTTCAATTTACTCCTCTGAATATTTAGCAAGATATCTGATAGGTTTTTGATACTATTTGCTATATACTGCAATCTGTCAGATCTCATCTTAGCGTATTTTTTAATTTTGTTCAATGAATTTGCACTATCATTATGCTTTATTGCTTGTGTTGATTTTTCAATATAGCCATATCCTTTGTATGTGTTTAGTTCATCTGCAATGACTTCTTTAATATTCTCTTCAGCCCAATTACATCTTGCTAATTCTCTATTTATACTTCGTTGAATATGAAAACTAAACTGACCTAATCTATATGCTATCTCGCCACAATCTTGTGGTGTCATAGTTTCCAAAACTTTTCTGTCCATTGAAAAATAGTGTTCAAGTTCATCGTTAGAAAATTGCTGTCCTTGATAAACAGGAAGACCAATACCTTTTTCATATTCATCTAAAACGCTATCCCACTCTTTAACTTTTTCTTTAGTATTCATCTATTTTTTTTGTCCAATCGTCTAAATTTTCATTATAAGGTAGTTCAACATATGTAATATTATTTTGCTCACACCATTCTTTTTTTTCGTTATCTCTTTTCTTCGCCTTCAAAAAATTTAATTTAGTAGTATGATAAAAAGGAATAAACTTATAATGTTGTTCCCCATGTACTTCGACACAAGTTTTTATGAGAGGTAAATAAAAATCCAAATACATAACTTCTTTAGGTCTAACTGGTATAGATACTTCTTCTAAAATTTGAAGGGTAGGAAATAGTTCATGTAATAATTGTCTAGCACGAATATGATATGTAGATTTATTAGTAGCTGTAGCCTTAGAGATATATCCCTTTAGATTCCATTGTTTAGTATTATTATCTAAATCTACGATATTCATTATATTCCTAACGCATCACTGACTTCTGATATTAAATTGTTATAAACTTCAGGATTGTTTACCATAAAATCTCTAGCCTTTTCGGAACCTTGAAACTTAGGTGTTTCATCTATACTAGTAAAAGTATACCAAGCACCACCTTTACTAATAATGCCAATGTCTACTGCAAGATTAAATAATTCCATATATTTATCCAAACCTTCTCCATATCTAATATAGCTTGTGGTTGTTGCTCCCGGAGGGCCTAGAGCAGAACATACCACTTGCCATTCCACTTCTTGTCCAATTTGATTGTTTTCTTTACCTAAAAGCCAAGGACTAAATCTTTTTGCTCGTAACTTAATATCGGTTTGGTATGCAATAGCTTGTCCAGATTTTTCTTTAAACTCCGCACCATACCCTGTAGGATTTCCCATTAGATGAGTAATACCTATCACAATATTTTTATTAACAGGAATAACATTTGCAACTTTCCTACAAAATTTTGCTAATAACTTTGCCCCATCTGCTCTTTGCATTTTATTCATATCTGACGTAATTTCTGCTTCAGTACATAGTGCAGAATAGGAGTCTATAATTACAATACTTCCCGGTTCTTGGTTAATAATTCTTTCTGCAATCTGGAGATATTCTTCTGCATGTAAAATCTTACCTTGAGTAGAGCCTATCAAAGTAAACCTATTCAAGTCCAAACCTTTAATGCCTTCTATATCTCTTTTCTTTAGTCTTCCTTCTATATTTAAATAGTATACATGTCTTGGTTTTTCTAGATTGCCTTGATACTTAGGGTCTAATGCGGTAGCTGCCAAACTTAATGATGTAACAGTTTTACCACACTTAGGCTGTCCTGTCAATACTACAAAACTACCTTCTGGAACACCTCCGTTTAGTATCATGTCTAATGATGGACTTAAAGGAATAACAATAGTTTGCTTTTCCTTAATAGCACTACCAGACATTAAAATATCTTCACCAAACGTTTTCTTTAAGTCTGTAGCTAAAGCAGTATTGATAGAGGGAACAGACAGTGCTGTTGATTTTTTAGTACTAAGTGCCTTACTCGCCATTGTCTAAGTCCTTTATTTTAGAAATAATACTTTTTTTGTTTTTATTTGTAGCAAATTTTTTGATAGTTTTTCGTTCATAGCTATTGTTTAAATCTGTATTTTCTATTAATAGCTTATCTTCTTCACTCTCTATTATAGCAATAAGATGTGGAGCCCTCAAGGAATAAATTCTAGAACTTTTCGGATTATTTAAAGCTCTGATGATAGCTTTAGAATTATACTTTTTAAGTAATTTATTTGCAGTTCCTATTTGATTTCTGTAATAAGCCGACCATGTTTTATGAGTCCAGAATCTATAATGTAAATCTAGCTTATTTTTTTGAGCATAATGTTCACATATAATCTCAGTAATATATTGTGCAGCAGTTACTTGTTTATCATTAGAATATTTTGAAATATATTGTTGCTGTTTCATTCTGTGATTTTAAAAATGTTTTTATTATGCTTATGTTCTGTAAATGCTGGATGTTTCTTATTTGCGTCGTTTACTTCTGATGCTTCCTTAGTCATAACAGCGACTTGGTTATTATTCTTGCTGTTGGTATGTCTGATCATTAAATCCTTAGAATTTACTGGGCCAGATTTAACATCTGTTGTTTTCTCTTTTGTCGCTACAGAATTTTTAGCTACAAAATTGCTGACTGTTTTTTCAGGAAGTTTTAATTCTTTAACAATTTCTGGCACAGACTTATCGTTGTGCATTAGCCACTGAATTGCATATTTTTGTGTGTTATTTAATCTCATGATAGTTCCCTGTTAGTATTATTAAGCCATGCAATATTTTTGGTCCTCAAAAAAGATAGATAAAGTTCAAAAACTCTTTGATTAACTTTTTTGTAGTTAAATTCATTTTTACCTATTTTAGACAAGACTTTATTATGTTGACCTTCTGAAAACAAACCAATAGGATTATGTGCTCTATTATCTAATCCTACTTTAATAAAAAACTTACCATCTATTGTCTTTGCAAAAGTATTATCGTGTTCTTCGTTTTGTCTTGTATTACCTTCATCATCAATATAGTCTTGATTCCCTACAGCAGTATAATACATACCTTCTTTTTGTTTTGTTGCAGACTCATTGTCTTTTGTTTTATTTACAATAAATTGGTCAAAATTATCAGTCATAATTATCTCCACTTAATTTTCTTTTGAGGTTTTTTCATTCTCGACATACCTTTTGGTAATTCTTTAACCAAATCCTGATCTTTATATTCATTATGCTTTTTATCTAATGCAATCTTTTGGTCATCTGATAAATTGTCTCTGTTTCTATTAGCTAAATCTCCAATGGTTTTGAGTTCACTATCAGCTTTTTTAACAGATGCAGACTGCGTTAAGATATCATCGTAATCTCTTTGACAGGTTTTCTTACAGTCTGGACATCTCACCCTTTCTTTATACTTGCTAATATAAAAAAACTTTTCGAAAGTTATATCGCACTTAGGACAAAAATAACTATAATTAGGCATCAGATATAATATCTCCCATTTCTCAGTATCCTTTGGTCTACTATAGTATGCAGCTGACAGGCGAATGGCAAGGGTTCATTTTAATTTATTAACAATGTCAGCTATAATAGGATTTCTGACAATATCAACAGGTTCTAGATATGAAAAACCTATATGATATGTATCTTGTAATCTATCTATTACAGTTTTAAAACCACCTTGTTTTCTAAATTCTAGATCAGACTGTTCTACATCTCCAGTTAAGACCATTTTACTATCCATGCCGATACGTGTCAATAGCATTTTTAATTGATCGTAAGAAGCATTTTGGCATTCATCAGCAACAATAAAAGAGTTGTGAAAACTTCTACCCCTCATAAGACCTAGAGGTACAATTTCTACTTGACGAGTATGAACTAATTTACTATAATGTTCTTTTTTTAGAAAGTAATTAATTTCATCAAATAATGGTAATAAATAAGGGTGTAATTTTTCTTCTGCTGTTCCCGGTAAAAAACCTAGTTTTTCTCCAGCCTCTACAACAGGTCTAGTAATTACTACTTTTTCTACCTTTCCATGTATCAAATGTTCAAAGGCCATACCTACAGCTATATGAGTTTTACCACTTCCAGCAACACCTTGACAGAAAGTGATCGTATTTTCTGCAACAGCTCTAATATAGTCTTTCTGATTGTTGCTTCTAGGCTTTAATCTATTTTTAAAACCTATACCCACATCTTCTATATTATCAATACTATGTTTATCTCCCTGTATATGTATGGTTCCTTTTTTATTTTTTTTTCTCAAAATTATACCCCTTTTTAGGATAAAGACTAAATCAGACAAGCGCCACCGGCACAACTAATTTCTTCTATTCCTACGGTATTGTCTTCAGTTTCCAGTAGTTGTGTGTAATCAACCTTTTTAAAACTATCATAAAGATCCATATAAAATTTCCAGTTATAGACATCTTTCATACAGTATGTTAAACGCCTTAAATCTCCATCAAAATACTTTTTAGCAAATCTATTCATTTTTGTAGCAAAAAGTTTTTTAGCTTCTGAGTCTTCTTCAGTTGCTTGTTCAAGAGTCATATAATCACAAGCTGCCCAAAGATTTAAATGGAAAGCATTTAGGCCTAATTCAATTAAACCAGAACACCACAAAGCAGCATCTCCATATTCTTTTACTATTTCTCTACTAGTATAAACTGTAGTAAAAGGAGCCTGAGGATAGTCTTTATCTCCACTTTGAGGAATAAGACTAATACCAGCAAAAAACTTTCTATTATTATAAATAAATTTAGTTACATCTTCCCACTCGTCTGGTTGTACTGTAACAGTATTACTTACATTATGACTTAAAAAATCTTGTGTACAGAGGGATCTGTTTTTACCAGAATGCACCCAGTTTTTTTGAGCGTCTTTCACAACACCTAACATAGCTACGGCAGGTAATTGATTTTTTAATTTAGAGCCATCAGGAACTTCTATAGGGAATTTTACTACCTCATCTGTATTATTAGCAGACCAAGCAGATTTTTCACAGGCTTGTGGATTATAGTTTTTAAAATGCTGATATGGAGCTTCTAAAACATTAGCTTGTACATGTCTAATATATCGTTTAGCATGATGCGGATGTATGCCCGAACTAGTTCCTAACATACTACTACTTGTTCCTTCTGGCTTGAGACAAGTAACTCTAGCAGCTTGATTGATATTAATTTTTTTAGACAATTCTTTATTTGTAGAGACAGCAATCTTTGCCCCATTTTTTAATACTTTTTCTGTTAGTACTAGTTCATGTTTTTCCATAATGCCTGTGAGACTTACCCCTAGAAGTGCTTCACGATCAAAGATAGACTTGCTTACTTCTCCTAAGTAATCTAATTGTGTGAAACCAGCCTGTAAAGTACCTATGATTGCAGCAGCTTTACATCTTTCATAGAAATCCTCTTCATCTACTACAGAAGAACAATTAATAGTAGAAAGATTACAACCTTGCCATCCTGACTTACCAGATTTTTCATCTACAGGCCACATCCCAACTTCCACACAAGGATTAAAAGTCATTTCAGTAGAGTCACTCCAGATAAAACCTGGCTCACCAAATTGTTTAACTGATTCCATTAGTACTTGAAACTGTTCATATGTCGTATCATCTTTTATCAATAAAGCTGAGTTATTACTTCTGGCTCTTTGAGGATTATCTACATACCAATTCCCTGTTTTAGCTTTAGCCATTTCTTCATCGTCTGCACTAAATAATGCTAACGATGCGCTTCTACGAACACCACCAGATAATACAGCATCGCTTGAGTGCATAATAATATCATAAGCATCAATAGGCCTGAGTTTTTTTTGTTTGTTTTCAACGCACTTCTCCAATAATTCTCTAATTTTTTCTAAACCATTTTGTAAAGGCTCAAAGCCCGGAGCTTTGCCCACACCAGAAGATAATTGAGCGCCTTTTTCTCTAATGTTACTATAATCAAAAACAATGTGTTGATTTTTATATTCTTTGAATTTATCTTCAGATGGCTTATTAAAATAAGAACTAAGCAAAACACCTAAAGCATCAGCCCAGCCCTCAATACTATCTTCTATAACATACTTTATACCACGTTTAGGTTTAGCTTCATGAGATAAAGTAGGCAGTTTAGCAACATGGTGTTTTTGGACACTAAATCCTGTACCGCTTCCGCACAACAACAACCAGAAGCACTCTTGGAAAAATCTTAATCTATCGCAATATGAACTAGTACAATTATATATTTTAGCATGTCTTTTTAATATAGGATCTCCACCAAACTGCAAGGCTCTTTGACTACCTAGTACTCTTTTTTTAAACATTAAATCATAAGCCCAATCAATTTCTTCGGCAATATTGTCTTCAGAATATTGAGTATGCATCATATTTTTAACACGATCTACTGCTTCTTTCCATGTTTCTCTTCTATTTTCACTCTCTATCCAACGGGCATACTTACTAACAAATGTATAATTCTGTAATTCATTTAATGCCGACATACTTGCACACTCCTTGAAAAATCTCTTGAAAAAGCCCTTTGGAAGAAAATATTGAAGTCATAAACATATGATAGCGTTCCGTTTATGTTTGGCAAGGGCTAGAGGAAAAATAGTTAATTTGGATAACTTAATATTACACCTGATAGAATTAGCATGAGAAAAAGTTTTTATAATTTTTAAATATCAATTTCTTTTATCCAAGAAATATTTGGTGTAGCATAAACAACCTGCATACCGCTTTGTTTTACGAAAAAATCAAAATTGTGTTTTTCTTTATCGTTAAATAATTTTGTTCCATGAGAGTTTGCCATAATGACTTTGGTCACGCCTTCTTGCCACAAAGATAAAATACAATCGTTACAACACTGCCCTGTGACATAAGCTATTCCGTTGTCTGGTCGGATAACGCAATTACTTAAAGCATTTCTTTCTGCGTGTATCATCCAATCGTATTTTTCTGGTCTAGAAGTTGGCAACAAAGAATCATTCATACCTTTAGGAAAACCATTATATCCTACACCTAATATTATATGGTTTTGGTCTGTGATCACACAACCATGTTGAGTATGAATATCATGACTACGTTGTGAAATAACTTTTGCAAGTCCTAAAAAATAGTCTGTCCACTCTGGTCTCATCTAAAATCATATCCTTTAATATTATTGTATTCTTCTAATATTTTTATAGCTTGCAACCTAGAGCAACGTTCCCCATCATTATGTAAAAGATGAGAAACGTCTTCAACTGATCTTAATGTAGAATCTGGTTTACAAAATATTCCATTATGGTAATGGATAAGAAATGGAGGTTTTAAATTTTTTAACACCGTTTCATTTGGTACTCTGCTTAATAAAGGATGATAGATAGGCAGCTTAACTAACCTAGCTGTTATCATCAGATCGCTAAATTTATGAGCAAGTCTTTCATCTGGATGCGTATTTATAATTTTTGCTAAAGTTTTAGGTTCATATCCTCCTGTTTGAACCTCAAAAAAAGTATCTAATGTTTTTCTACCTCCCCAAGTATTCAATTTACCCACAGACGAACACCCTGACAGTCTAAAATTTTCATCTGGAATGTCATTGTCTGGAACAAATCCATAATTTATTACATCATAGTCTGCCCAGTAGATAAAACCATTCTCTTTGGCAAACTTATAGTAAGCTAACCATCTCATATAGCAAGCTCTCGTATACTCGCAATCAAAGTCAAGACTATACTTACATAAAATTGATTCTGAGAAATTATCAAATTTTAAATCAGTATAATATTTTTCATCTTTGATATAATCTTCTGTCAATACATGAGCTTTCCATCCGTTGCTCTCCCAGCTTTGTTTCCAGTATTGAATTAATGGAAAACATTGTTCCGTAAATTTTTTTGTACAATGATTGTTTGTTAGCTCAGTATAAAAACATGCTACTTTATTGGTTTTACTCATAAGAAATTTTTGTCCTGAGTTTCTTCTGGATGATTAATAAAATCTAGTAACTTGTTTGGTTCACACAACTTACAACACATCTGACATTTTTCTTTATAGTTCAAAGACCTAACATATTTTATAGCCTCTTTCCGTTGTTCTGAGTACCAAATATCTTTAAATGAATCTGTATTAATATTGCCAAAAGATAATTTAGGATCATCAGGATGATACGTACAAACTTTGACATCTCCTGCCGCTGTTAGTATTGGTTCAAAAAAATGACCTTCACAACTTCTAAATGAAAAGGCTGTACCGTTTTTCAAGTCTCTTCTTTTGTCATCGCTGAGATTAATCTTAGCCATTTGTTTTTGAGGAAGATTATCTAGGTAATCCCAAACCTCTAAATTTATCTCTGCTGTACCAGTTTCTTTGTATGCTGTTTCTGCTTCTTTATAAAACCTGGGAAGTATAGGCCTAAATTGTAAATAACATATATTATCACTATTATTAACCCAATTCACTAGATCTTTAGCATGTTGAAGAGTGATATTAGGGCCAACATTACAATTAATACCAATATTACAGCTGCCCATTCCATGCATTGTTTCAATATTTTTTTTAATAATTCTGACACCATCTACCTCTTTCCATTCTTTGTATTTGTCTTCATCCAAAGTATCAAGAGATATACGAATCCATTGGAAATTTTCTGCAATCAATCTACAGTACTTGTTTTTGAATACGGCATTAGTCATCATTCCTAGTTCTAATCCAGCCTCTTTTGCTGAAACAACAGCTTCTTCAAAGTCAGGATAAAACGTAGGTTCCCCTTGACCAGCAAATGTTACTGCTTTCCCTCCCATATCAGCAAAATCTATAAAATATTGTTTAAGAGCATTTATACTAATATGTAGTCCTGCCTTATTATCTCTTCCCAATTCTGTAATGCACCAATAGCAAGCCATGTTACACTTATCCGTTAATCCTATCTCCATAAAAATAGGACAATCAGTATCTCCATTAGTTTGATACTGGTGTAATTTATCTAGATGCAATAACATCTTAGCTTGTGTAGCAAAGGGATTGTCTCCAGAAAATAAAGTATAATTATTCATTATTGCTTTCTATTATTCTGTCTAGACCTGTAAAAATTGATATGGTTGGTTTGAACCCAAGAGACTTTAGCTTAGAAATATCTAAATACATATCTTGAACCTGTACTGTTTTATGAAAATCTGGTGGTGCAATAGTAATCAATTTAGATGTAGAACCCGTTTTAAATTTTACATATTCAATTAGGGGTCTAAATCTTTGTGGTATACCACTCCCTACATTTATTATAGTATTTGTATCAGCTTTGTCAATGCACAAAGTTATAGCTTTACACACATCTTTTACATGCATAAAATCACGAATATTTGAACCATCATCATATAATTCAACATCTTCATTAGCAATAACCTTTCGAACCATAAACTGTAAAGCATTTCTTTTTACGGATACATTAGTTGCATTTTCTCCGTAAACATTACACAACCTTAATATTCTATATTTTAAATTAAAAGTTTCACAATAAGATTGAATTAATTGCTCTGCTGCATATTTGGTAATAGAATAAAACCCCTTAGGCTTACAAGTACTGTCTTCATTGGCTGGAAAATCAGTATCTCCATAGACAAACCACGAGCTTATAAAATTAAAGATGTTATTGGGGCATTTTACTTTAAACTCTTTAAGCACAGAAACTAGTTTAGTTAAGTTTACATCAATATCAAGATTAACATTTTCAAACACATTATAGTTATGTGTAGTACTAATAAAATATACGGTATCTGTATTAGAAATTGGCTTATTACTTTCTCTAGATATTTTAAATAGATCAGAATCAGAAGAACAAAAATGACTTCCTATAAAACCGCTAGATCCAAATATAGATTTTTTCATAAAGATAAGACCTTTACATCAAAAGGTATATTATATATTTTACTAGGCCACATAATAAAACTAGATCCCCAAGCATAGCAACTAAACGTAATATTTTTTTTACTATTAATAATAAATTTTAAATCTAAAGCAGTATCTCTAAGTGCCGTTTTTTTAATAGGATTTTTAAATTCTGTATATTTTAGCAGGCCCGGACTAGGAGATGTATGAACACTATTGCAATGTAAAACATGAATATTTTTATGACGAGAGCCTTCTTCTTGTACAAATTTTTTAAAATCATTAGAGTCTGATAGAACAACAGTATTTTTAAAATTATTTTTTTTTGATTCTTTTTTAATTAGATAGTAGTAATAATCATAGTCGTGTTGAAACTTTTTTAAGTTATAATTATTTTTAACAATTTCATCTGTGTCTTGTAATTTTTGGTCTATGTCTTTTAATGTGTGTCGGTCTCCTAATCTAAAATGAACTATACCATAATCTTGAGGAGATAATTTCTTAAATAATTTATTAATTTCTGAACTAAAAATTATGCTATCTTTTACCATACTTATACACTTATCAGATACTGCACTATTGCATATATTTTTTGTTCTGTTTTCAGAAAAATCGTTATCTAAAGCAGAATACCACGAAGATACTGTTGCTGGCTTAAAAGAAGAGTCTTCAAATATTGTATTTACAATGTCGTTAAGACCTGTTTCTATTCTTTTTTCATGAGGGATATTTAATAAAGAATTTCTAAAGTCCTCTGCATCTATTATATATTTAGTATCGTATTTAGGATATTTATGTTGAGAGTAGATGTATTGACTGATAGCATGATTACTCCAATCCATACCAACATCTAAACCAAATTTAAGACATATTGTTTGGAGATGGCTTGTTCCTTTTATAAAATCTCCTATACCACCACTGAATTTATCGTGGTAGCAATTAATAATATCAAACATAAGTCCTTAATTTTCCTATTATCTTTTAGTTAACTTATTATATACTAATAGTGCAACTACTGATCCAGCAATTCCTAAAATGATACCAGCAGGAGCAACTGCGCTTTCTACGCCAAGTAAATATGCCGCCGCACCACCAGCATATGAACCAGCAACACCCAAGCAAATAGTTTGGAAGAAACCCATTTTTTCTTCGCCGGGGACAATGCTTTTAGCAATAGAACCTACTGCCACACCATAAACACACCATATTAAAATACTAATCATTTGCAGCCTCCATTAAAGCCTTTGTTTCAGAAAGTGAAATATTGTTACCCACATTTAAAATGGCCGACTCCAATTCGCCCCTATATTTTATATATTGATCTGTACTCATAACTTTTCTCATTTCTCTGCGAAGTCTCCATCTTGCCAGAGCTCTTTGATTACAGAATTTTTTCATATCACTATATATATCTTCGGTAGAACTATTTACCTTATTACATTCTTGTATAATGCGTATAGCAGTAAAGCACAAACTAAGTACCATTAATAGTGCTATAACACTACCAAATTTTTCTTCTTCTGGTATATTAGTTTCTGCTAAAATCTTTTTAGAGATATTTTGTAATTCTGTATTCATAATGATATTTATGTTATATAGTATTTTTATCTGTGTTAGGATACACCGTTTCTGTTTTTCTTCGATGTTCTAAATACGATTTAATATTATTTAATAATAGTGAATTGTTTATAGCATATAAGTTATTGTCGTCAATTCGTAAATCTGTAGAAGGGGCAAAATTATATGCTGTTAGTATATTATTTCTGGATAGGTATTTCCTATTGTGTATAGAGCCGTGGAAAAAATGCTCTATTGAACCTTTAGTATAGCCGATATTGCCCTGTACTTTTGACCAACTATCCCAAGCCCACAGTAAAAATTCTTTACGATATTTAAGGTTTAAATCAATAATATATTGATGATTCCATATACCCATCCAAGCCATTAGTTGCAACACATCTCCATTACCTACTGGATCACAATCATATAATTTATTGTTCACTAGAATATCTTTTCTAAAAGCCCAACAAAAACCGACATGAGGATATGTTGGCTGTTCATGATCGTGTGCAAGTTTAAATCCTAAGCTAGTATTATTATTGTATTCATTTATTTTTGGAGTTTCAAAGCAGGTGTCAAACATTTGAACTACAGAATATCTATCTAACTGCTTTAATGTATCCTTAGCGAAATGACGACTATAAAACCTAATGTCTGTATCTATCCAAGCTATAGCCTGAGCGTTGAGGGGTAATGTTTCTATAGCAAGATTAAGACATCTTTCTTTTTGCCAAAAAATATTATTTGGATTAGATCTAATCTTAATACTATCTTCAATAAAAAATTGCTGATGAGGTAAAGCTACCTCTATTGTTGTTATAGGGTGTGGAAAGTGTTTTCTAAATTTAATATAATTTTCTTTAATCTTAATAGAATCACTAAAATTAAAATAAGAGCAAATAAAATGTAGCATTAGTCTCTGATGATTTTAGTTTTTTGAATACCATTTTCAGGTTCGCAATATCCACAATCCACTTTAGCTATACCATCTCCACTAATGTACCATCCCTTACCTTTGCATACAGGACAGTCTTTCCTTTTGTATTTTACAGAAATAGCATCGCTAGTTTTTAGAACAGCACCGCTAAGGCATACTCCTGCCATAGTGGATATTTTGCTTGTGTCAGTGCTTACTGATACTGTAGAGATTAAAGCTAACGCTATAATAGTTTTATGAATCATTTAAACCACCTATCTAAAATATCTTTTAGGGGTTTTCTTCTTTTAGGTTCTGAAGAGTCGTTAGGTGAAAACATTTTTAAAATAGCCAAAATAAAATCAGTAATAATTTTAACAAGTTGATTAATTGCTATTTTATCTAAAAAACCTTTATGTTTATTGTCTGTCATAAGTATTCTCCAAATCCGTAATCGGGTAATTTTTGAGGAGGAAAACCATTGAAATCACTAAAGGCATAAGCCCCGTTTTGTCTAAGCATCCCTTCTGCTACATCGGCATGTATCAAGAAAGAGCCGTCTGGAATTGGCCCCCATTCAGGATGCCCACCGGAGTTCCATTTACCCCAGCTGTTTTGTACTAAGAATGCTGGTTCTTTACCAGTATCATCACAAGCTGTCCATGCCATTGCGTGAGCCCATGACCCACTTTTTCGAGCAAATCCAGTACTACTACGTTTATTGGAAAATCCATAACCACTACACACACTTAAACCATAGCCATTAGCTAGAGCATCTCTCGCTTCTTCTACAGTTTTGATTAGCGATACTGTTCTAATTTGGTGATCATCTGCTTTATCTACAACTTTATCGGGAACTCCCCTACCTCCCCAATTAGTGCCGATCTTACTATTATATTTACTTAAGTTTATAATTCCTGGGTAGTTTTTTCTGACTAATAATCCTCCAGTTTTACTTACAAAAGTTGCGGCCCTAGCACAACTCATACCTTGTCCAGTATGACCTCTTGCTCCATAGATTGCTTCTGTTGCCCCTCTAGCAATCCAACTTTCTTTATCTCCCTTAACATCTATTTCTACTGCTCTTGTTAAATCGCATCCGTTACGAGTAGCGTGTGAAACACAATCGCCTGTAGTTTGTCTTTCTACATAGGCATTCTTATCAAACTTTAGTACTGACATAAACGGAGTTGATAGTTTGCCTTTTCCGCTATTTTTAATTCTTTTAGCACCATCTTTAAAATATGCATACTTAGACATCTCTACTAAATCATCAAAAACATGCTGTTCCCAAAGACATCCGCTAAAACCTTTTCTGTATTCGTTATATAGAGCTTCTGGTGTGAACTTAGACATTTACTTTGCTCCCTCTAAACAGCCCCAAGCTAAAGCCTGAAATGCTTCTACAGATTTATTTCTTAATGCTTTGTCTAAAGCAACAGAATCTCCAGAGACATGCTCTTTCACTAATTTGTCACATGCTTCAGCCAATCCCGGATACTTGCCCCTTAAATCAATACGCAATAGTTGTGCAGCTAATACGTTGGCTTCTTTAATAGTTTCTGTAGTTTTGATAATAGGCTTGTCATCTAGCGATATTAATTTTGACATATCATTATATAATTGTGCCAATCTATATCCATCTTGTTTTCTATCATCATCACCTTGCTTAAATTTATCGGCTACATTTTCTGCTAATGTTTTTAATGTAGAATTTGATGGTTCTGGAATATCTAATTCCTCCACAGGAATCACAGATGGAACATTAACTATAGGTAGAGAAATATTGGATCTGTTTAATCCTAAGACAATAAATATAGCAATGATAACAAGCAGTATTTTTTTACTCATTTTTATCTTCTTCCTTTGGAACTAAATATGGAAACATTTGATCTGCTATTTCAACAGCTTTATCGGCTCCATAAATCTCAGCTAAATCTCTTGTTTGTTTCCAACTTTTGATCAATTCAAAAAAGACATCATCTTGTATAGAGTCTGGGTACTCAACATCCACAGGAATTAAATCAGTCTTATTTTTATTATCTTGCCAAGAGTTGAAATTATTTTTTAGATTATTTACAATTTTATTTATTTGTTCCTGAAATAATACATATAAGACTACAAGTAATCCTGCATAAAGAACAAGATCAACAGTTGATAATCCTGCTCCAAAATTTTCTAACGCTTCTTTCATGTCGTCCTCGCTATCTCTGTTAAGTGGTCTAAAAAGTCATTAATTGGTGCTTCAGTAGTAAGTTCTGTTGTTTTTATCACATTAAACACACCTACATCTTTAAAAGTAGCAACTAAAGCGTCTATAGCTGAATCTACCAAAATCATTAAAATTTTCTTGATATAGTCATGAATCAAAGACTCTAATGCACTAGGTAAAAATGGTAGGTCAATATGTTCAAAAATTGCATCATAGAAACTATTAATCAGTTCCATAGCCAGTTTCTTCTTTTCAGCACCGCCTAAATCCGTAGCTATATTTTCAATTACTTGTATTACTGCTGCTGTTAAAAGTTGCAAAATCTTCCATGCTTCTGCTATTGCAAAGCTCTTAACTTCACCTAAAGATTTTTTACTGGCTTCAATTAATTTATCAATTTCTGCTCGTACCTGATCAGATGTTGTCATGATTTTTCCTCTACTGTTAAATACTTTTCTATATCTCTATAAGTTCGTTCACCTATACCATTTACAGACATAAGATCTGTTACATTTTCAAAAGGGCCATTAGCATCTCTGTGTCTAATAATTTTTTGAGCCAGAGAAGTGCCAATATGAGGTAGCTGTATTAGTTCTGCAAGGCTGGCACTATTTATATTAACCTCAGAAATGGTTTTGTCAACCCCTATATAATTTTCTAATTCAGTGCTGATATTTTGTTCTTCTTGTTCTTTTGCTCTTTTTTTAGACATATAGCGAGCAAATACAGCAACTTGGCCTACAATTAAAATTATGCTCTCTACGGCGTGAGTGACCACGTATGTTAATTCTTCTTTATCGTAGTCACTAATAACGCCAAGTAAAAATAAACCGCTAATTATAAAACTTACTATAGTAAACCAAAATTCAGAAGTTTTATATCTTGAGTTCATTTATCATGCCCCGCCACCGTCGATACCTGAAGCTGTATTGTAGTATGCAACCTCGTCTAGTCTATTCGTATATGTGGTTTCAACCGTAGCATGTAAAGGAGTATTTACAACATAAGTATCAATAGTTTGATAGATATTACCAGGAACTTTAGAAGTCCCAATTACAATAGTACCATGCTTAATAGTGTCTGTGCTTGTGACTGCTGACTGTAAAACATCTGTAGTGCTAACTGCCATGATTATGCCTCATATGAGTAAAGTGTGATATATCAATATATTATACACCGTTTTAAACTATTGTGCGTTGCGATCATAAACAACTACTTGTCCAATAGCTATTTTATCTATACTATTACCACCTACTTTTAGGTCAGAAACAGCGGTACTACCTATTTTATTAGTGTCTGTAATAGGATCGTCATAAGCCAAACCAGTAACTATCTTCTTAGGGGTTTCCCCACCGAGTATTCTTTCATACAATTGTCTATTCTGATCAGACATATTATGTTCCTGTTACGAAATATACTGTTGAAGGATGCTTTGATCCTAAAGCTGAATAATCACCAGAACTAATACTAACTATATTAGTAACAATATTACCTCCACCGGCAACTCCTGTGTTACTTAGTAGTTCAGCATTAATGGTTACAGCACCTGTTGTGCCACCACCACTTAATCCACTACCAGCAGTTACAGCAGTAATATCTCCAGCACCACCACCCCCAGCAATTAGTCCACTTAAAGAAGAAAAAGAATCAGATCCGTTTCCTATTTTTAAGGTTTCTGTATCGGTAGCATACGCTGGTTCTCCGCTAGATAATACTTTACTAGCTAAATTTGATGCTGTATCTCTTCTTAATTGTATTTTTACCTTGCCATATTCATAAGCCATAATAGTTACCTTTCGATTCTATTTTCTAGTGCTTCTAAAGTTTTTCCTAAAGTAGCTATTTGTATTTTGAGTTCTGTCATTACTTCTGTATTTTTTTCTAATGCCCTAAATAATATATTAGTATCTTCTTTATGGCTGTTTAATCTTTCCATAATAAACTGTCTATCTTTAGCATATTGACTAGCCTGTGCTGTAGCAGCTATCATTTCTTCAACTTCTTTCCTGTTTACTAAGTTTTTAACAAAAGTAGTCCAAAATCCTATAAGAGCAATTACAACACTGAACATTGATGTTGTAAAATTTTCAAAAAAATGACCTAATGTATTTGGATCTGGTTCTGACATGTGTTTCTCCAATAATTAGTTATAATAAAAGCCAGAGATGCCTTAACATCCCTGGCTTCTCTAAATGATTTATACACCTAAATAATAATTCAAATTAAGTATTTTTGGCACTATATTCATCTTGAATCGCAAGAGGACTACCATCACGATAAGCAAACTCACCGGGAGTAGCACGGCTTGGATTAGCAGCATTATCATTGCCAAAATCAGGATCGAGGCCAGATAGTACAGGACTAAACTCTCCACTGAAAGCATTCCATCTACCATCTCTAATAGCCGTTGTAAGATCGCTTACAATGATACCAGAAGTTTGGTGAATAGCATCTCTTTGACTTGGAACAGCAGCACCAGCTTGCAAAATGGTGTTACTAATACCTCCAATAGTGGTATTTACTCTACGAATAACACCTCTAGGACTATCAAAAGCAAGTGTTCCAGCACTAACCGATTCATCTACTTGGCTGTTGTCTACAACAGTGGATGCAAATACTGTTTTTTCACCGGAAAAGAAAGGTCTATCAGTTAATAAGTCTGAAGTCCCAACATGCTTACCTACTCCACCGTTATTCTTGGTGCTGGTAGTTGTAACGGCTGATCCGTCTACTTGTTTAGTGGCCATATTAATTCTCCATATTTTAAAATTCGGGTTCTATAGCTATATGAACTAATACTACATTACCCCAAAGTAGATTTAAATTCTATATTTTTGAGAAATATTAGCTAAAATCTGTGTATTATTGACCCTAAAATGAGTAATTTTATTTTTTTCTAATAAATTTAGATGATTATCGTTATAAATGTTAGCATTAGGAATTGTCTTAATTTCAGGTATTTCCTTCTCTATCATGGCTACTGCTATTAAATGGTCGAAAATATCGTCTAATTTATCTCCAGTAGATAGGTATATATCATTGAGATCAAATTTAATCAAATTTTTTATAAGCCTATATAAACAAGCATAATTATATGATCTATATTCTAGAATATAGTGCAAATCCACAGAATTATTAGAACATAATTCATAGCATTTAGAAATATCTGTTTTAATTTTAACGGTTTGCTTATTATTGATTAAAAAAGAAGGGGTTACCACTTCTATAGACTGACAGCCATCGGTAATAGCCTGATTAATGATTTCTAATTTATGAGAAGTTTGAAGAACACCTAAAGGGAAATCTACAATAGCAGATATAACATATCTATCTTTAAAATGATTTTTAATACATTTAACATAAGGGGGTAAGCAAGCAATTTTTTTAACAAAATTATGCTCTTTTATTTTTTCTAAAGTATTAATCACTTCTTCGTTAGATAGTACTGAGTCTGTACACTGAAATTCTATATTCATTTTACTGTTCTCTTAGTATATTTTCTATTTATCAATACACTATTTGAGAACCTTATCTGCAAAACCATAATACACAGAATCTTCAGCATTTAAAAACCAATCTCCATCTTTTAATTTTCTTTTCAACCAAGCGTTTACTTTTGATATGCTGTCTTTTGTACCTCCATATTTTTCTTTAAAATATTTACCTTTGTAACAATTGCTTGAATAAATATCAAACATAATATTACAAATATTTTTTTCAAACCTAACCCAATTTTGTACATTCAAATATTCTCCATTAGCATCAGTTGTTCCATAATGAGGCATGAAGTAACTATGACGAGACATAATTCTTTCATCAGCAGCTTGTAAAATAATACTACTCATACTTTCTGCTTGACCATATACAATAATTTTTACATAAGATTGACACATAGCAATAGCGTCAAAGATAGCCATACCATCCGACCATTCTCCACCAACACTATTCATGTGTATAGTAATTTCATCGTTAGATTTTTTCTCTAGTATTTTTATATTCTTTAAAAAAACATTAGCCATTCTATAGTCAACGCCGGGATTTTCTTCTTCAGATGAGTAATAATTGTGTAAAAATATTTCTCTAGAGTGTAAAGATGCCCCGTAGTTGTGCATATCTTGTAAAATATCTGAATTATTATAATAGTTCATATTATACTTTTTTGTATGACGTGATTAAGTAAAATATTAAAATCCATATCGGGGCTAAAACCACTATGCTGAGTGCTGTTTACTACTTTTGTCCATTGAAAATCCTCTAAACATTTGTATTGCAGAAGAATCCCTCCATAACAAACGATTAAGTCTTCTTTTTCTACAAAGTCAAAATTTTTATGAACATACTTGCAAGTTAATTCGTCTTGTATAGAAAGAAAATTATACTTACAAGCATCATTGAATTTTATAGAGCCTGCTTCAAAAAAGTTAACTATATGTTGCATAGCTTCCTTATGAAAGAACTCTGTATATTTAATTTCGACAAGAGGGACAATAAATTTTTCTCCCTTTAATGTTAATAAAAAACTTTCATTGTCTTTCGTATTTGCCGAAAAAATAATTGGTAAAATATAAACTTTCATACAAATTCACCCTGTAGTTTTTTAATGCAGCTTTTAAGTGTCTGTCTAATTGCTTCTCTTGTTACTCCGTATTTTTTGCCAACTTTAGCTAAACTATAACCTTCTAAATAATAAAGTCTAACTTTATCTTTTTGTTCTTGTGTTAATAATTTAGAATCAAAGATATCATTAATAGTCTGAAATTTTAAGTCTTCTTTTTCTTGGTCTAAAAGCTGTGTAATAGGTTCGTTCTGTCTTTCGTCTACTAGCAAATCAGTTAAATCCATTTCTTGATCTTGCACTAAATTGTTCAGGTAGACCGTTTTTCTTTTGAGTCTTTTTTTAAGATAGGTTTGAATGCCCCAAATAGCACATTGATTCCTATAAGAATATTGGGTTTTTGAAAGATTACTTATTTGCCCTTTTCTGTTAGGGTCATATTTCCAATCTCCCCACATAATAGCCTGAGCCACATCAGCAATTGCATCCTCACTTTGAGACATCTGATAAGAAATGCCGGGACAAATTTTATCAGCAAAAGCCTTAATTGCTTTCTGTGCAATCTCTATATATTCTACCATATCCTTGTATTCTGTTTCCATAATTAAAAGTCCTATCTAAATTGTCAAAAACAAACGTGCTCAAAGCTAACTGTTCTGAGCTCTTTTCCATGCTTCTTTATTAGGTCTGTCTTTATCTCCAGGTTTTGCTGGTTTATATTTCTTACCTTCACGAAGCTTTTTCTTTCTAATATTCTCCCACAAACTTGCAGGAGCCATATCTTCTTTATCGTCATCAGAAGGAACATACTTTACAAAATCATGAATTGTTGTCATGTAGTCTTCTGTTATAGCAATTTTACCCTGTAACCAACTCTCTGTCAAGTTGTTTTTTACCATAGGATTTTCAAGATCAGCTAAGATAGACTGTGCTTTACGCATAATAGCATTTAGTGAACCGATATTCATTTCCAGAAAATCTTTTTTGTATTCTGATAAATTATCTTGTGCTTCAGATAGAATTTTGTATTTTCTCATAATATTTGCTCAGTATAGGGTAAATAGTTTGAATGATTTTTAGTGAGGCTTTATTATCCGAAGGATAATGTACACCTTGTAATACACGAATATGGCCACATTTTTTTGCTAAAGAACGAAAAGACTGCCTTTTTTCAGGATATTTTTCACTTAAAATTTCCGCAGCCAAGCCTGCATACATGGTGTGACCACTAGGATATGCTGGTGTTCCATCACTACCAGTGCGTATAATATCAATAGGAATTTTATAAAATTCTGCAATTTGAAAAGGTCTAGGTCTATTATAATAATATTTTAAATGATCAATTAATTCTTGTACAACTAAATTATATAAGGTAGCAAATTTATTATCTGGAAATATTAAATTATTACTATCTATAAAATCATTAAAAACAGAATTAGCATCCTCATCAACATCATAAACTAATTTGATCTGTTCACTAGTACGGTTTTGAGTAAGTGTACTAATATATGATATTTCTTTTTTAGTAGTAACCCCAGCATTAGACGGAGGCTTAGGCACAATATTAAATATGTCTATATTAGATAGTTCTGGAAAAGACATATGTACATACTTAGATTGTTTATAATCAAAATTTTGATCATAACGTAAATCATCAATATTAGAAATACTATATTGTAATTCTTTTTGAACAGAGTGAATTAATCTAGGCATGTTATTACCAGAACTTACAAGACCAATATCTTGCTTTATGTTTTGGCCCCGGGTTATCACAATTATGTCTAGCTCTAAAAGATTTTCGTCTAGCAGGATCGCTTTTTTTGATCTTCATGTTAGGATCGCCAAAGTTTACCTTAACGACATTACCTTTATCGTTTTTAACATAAACGCTTCTCTTCTTTGGCCCTTTAGGAGTCAGGAAAGGTTTGTTGAGAGTTACTTTTCTACCTTGGTATTCTGCTCCTAAAGCATTACCTTCTTCATCATAAACCATTTCTGCTACAACCTCCTGAACAAATTCATCACACTCATCATCCCATGTAGCATTTGCAACTAATAATTCATCGTGAACATCTGATATTAAAGATGACTTGGTGCCTTCTTTAGCTTCTTTAACACAGTAGGCTATACGCTGCTTTGTGTCTGAAAAATCTTTTTTAGAATTCGGATCAGACATACAACGACTTACAAATTTCTTTCGATCTTCACCGGGCTTATGTTTTGGTAGAGGCATTTAACATCTCCTTAGATAAAATAGAGGCTGTATTATTCCATGTGTATTGTTTAACTGTTTCAAGACCTGCTGTATTAGTCTTGACACTATCTTTATACACCCTTTTCAGAAACTCTACAGTTTGATCCATTTGATTTGATCCTAAATCTGCCCATTGACCCTCATTATTGAAAAATTTACCATCATCAGCACTGGTTAAATTATCAATTTCAATTAGCATACTATTATCTTTTGTACAATATTCTGTATGTGCTGAATAATTTGTGGCAATAATAGGCTTATTTAAAGCCATGACTTCTAGAATCTCGTTGTTCCAACCCTCAGCCCTTGCTGGGAAAACACCACAATCACAATGCTGAATAACTTTAGACAGATCATTATGTGTAGCAAGTCTAGGTAGGATGGTTACTTTTTCTCCTAGCTTACTATTTTTATACATATCTGCCCAAATTTGATTTTCCTGTCCACTTAGAAAAGGATTTTGATTAATCATAACTAGTTCAACATTATCTTCTTTTTCAAAAGCCTTATTAAAAGCTTCTAGTAAAAAATCATGTCCTTTACGAATTTCCCATTTCCCAATGTTAATAAATCTATACGCTTCTTTTTCAAACGGTGACTTACCATTTCTATTTTGGAAAACTGTTGTATCAACAGCCAGTGGAGAAACTACAACAGGAATTGTGATATCATTTTTTTCCAAGACAGTCTTAGCCCATTTGCTTGCAACAAATACAACATCTAAATTATTAATCATATGTTTTTCGAGATCTTTCAATGTGTCTATCTCAAAAAATATTAATGCTCCATATTTGCCATTTCCTATTCTACTAGCTAAATCATATTGATGCCAAATTTTTAAACATGGAGCGTTACCCGTCCAGTTTTTTAAAGTGTCTTCCAATATAGATTTGACCATCTTTTCATGTTGTGCTTCTACAGAAGTTTGTCCAATACCAAACAGCTTCACATCAACATCTTTGTCTTCATGCAAGGCTTTTAAGATGTTGGTTGACGTAATACCATATCCAGTACTATTATTAATTGGAGCATTTAAATTAAGTGTTGACATATTTATTCCTTGTTTTTAAAAGTATTTTATTTATTCTCCCAAATAGTATTTTCGTACGACTCTAGGATCATCATTAACTTTAGATAAGTTAACTTTATTGTAGTGTAACAAAGCAATCGTGTCCATACCAACACATTTCATACCATACTTTCTATAGTCAAGCCATTGTTTCATTTCTTCTTCCCATAAGTCCCATGACTCAATATCTTTAGGGATATGAATTGCCATTCTGTCGTTAGGAATTGCTTCTCTCATCTTTTTAATAGCGTTTTGGAATTTTTCATGCTTAAAATCACCGGGAACACCCAAACTCAAAGATAAATCATACGGACCAATAAGATGAAAATCAAAACCATAATTTCTAATTTTATCAATATTATCAATTCCTAGTTTAGATTCAATTTGAGGAACGATTATAGGGATTCTACTGACCAGACCACCTTTTTCTCCCCATGAGTTTTCTCTGACGAGACCTAAACCTCTTTTGCCTTTAGGGGGATAGTAACAAGCATTTATTATCTCTTGGCATTGTTGTTCTGTTTCCACTGTAGAGAATATCAAGCCATCACATCCTGCATCAAGACAATACCTAACTAGTGTTAGATTAACTTCTGTAAGTCTTACAAAAGCTTTTAGTCCTTTTAGTTTAATAATTTGTATAGAACTAAAAATACTTTCATTATTAAAACAACCATGTTCGGTATCTAGCACAACGCCATCGAAACCTTTACACATGATTTCGGTTATTTGAGTAGATGGAATTTGCTGCCACGATAGTTTCATTGATAATCTCCTATATAATCAGAACAAATACCAGCACAATTTTCAAAGTAAACTTGATGATATTCTAATGAACATTTTTCTGGAAGTACCCATATTGATTGCGAACCTATGCTATATCCTGGATATGTCCAGATATAACCGTTGCTCGTTAATGTATAATAGTCATTTTGATGCCAAAGGCAAGTAGCTTTTATATTTAATAGGTTCTCTAATGCTGATAAATTTTTAGCATGGCACCACAAATGTTGCTTATATTCGAGAAAAAATGATAAATCTATATTGACAGAACCTTCGTCATGACCTAGCCACCATTTATTTTTTTTACAAACCCTTACATCTATTTCAACATCAAATCCTTTTTTTATTGCAGAAATTATGTAATCGGGCGTATTCTCGTATTCAGGATTGGGGCCGTTTATATTCCCTCTATGTGATATGTATATTTTATTCATTGTTTTATTATATATGCTGTTGGACATATATAGTTTAGTGTTTTAATTGTAATATTTTTATCTTTAAAAAATCTGTCCACACCATTTGCTTCAGACCATTTATGAAAAGCGTATTCATCAAATACTACGATACCTCCTCTTGATACTTTATCCCACAATGCGTTAAGAGTTTCGTAGCTGGGTACATCTAAGTCTAAATCAATATATAGTAAAGATATTCTAAATCCCGGTTTGTCTTTCACATATTCGTGAGATGTTTGAGTAATATCACCAGCAACTAATTCAAATTCATGTTCTGCAAAACCACAATTTAAAATATATTCAGCTAATATTTCTTCGTGCTTATTTTTGTGCTCATAATTTCTACCTTCAAACAAAGTTGCCATAGCCTCTCTGTCGATATCTTTTAAGGTTTTTAATAGGTCGGACGAATTAAAAAAGTCAAAACCAATTACTTTCTTATGTCCATTGGGACACAGAAATTTTTTGGCTTTTAGAAAGGTCATAAGACCAGTTCCTTTAAATACTCCGCATTCTACAATGTCTCCCGGTATGTCTTTGACTTGATCTAATAGTAAACATCTAGCCAGTAGTTTGCCGAATACTTTTGTGTCCGCACTTAATATGAAATCATTAAAACTATCAAACAAATGTTGACTAGAATTTATAATTTCTAAATCTTTTATTTTCATTATTGTTTACCATATTCCTTATTAAATATATCTAAATCTTCAGGAGTTCCTATTCCCCACATACCATCGAAATGAAAAGTTTTAATTTTCTTGTGGTCTTTGATGGCTTCATTAAATACCGGGCACACATAAAACTCATTATTCACTCTAATATTTTCTCTTATCATTTGTTCAGCGTATTTTACATAATCAGATCCATGTTTCCAATAATAAACTCCTACTGTTGCAATATCACTAATTGGCTTTTTCTCTGCTACTTCAGTAACAAAACCATCATTGTCTAATTTAGCAAAGCTCCACTTAGGGTGAGTAGCCGTAAAAGTTAGCATACCTCCATCAATTTCATCTGCTTCCATTGAATACATAAATTCGTTACTATCCCAATCTAAAAATTGATCTGAATTGGCAAACACCAAAGGTTCATTATTATCTATAAATTTTTTAGCAAGTAAAGTTGTGCAAGCAGCGCCTTCTGTCACGCCATCTACACATACAATTTCACAATTTGGAGAAACTAGATTAAGTAAATGTTTTAAATTGTATTTTTCGTAGTGAGATTTTTGTACCACAAATATATGTTTAGCATCAATATTTAAGCTATCTACAACTAATTGTATCATGGGCTTACCTTTAACCTCAATTAAGGGCTTGGGAAAAGTGTACCCTGCTTGTTCAAATCTTGATCCAGCACCCGCCATAGGGATTAGCACATTCATCTTATCTCCTTGCCATTTGGGTTTAATTGTGGCTTGTTTATCTATTTTATTTATAAAATTTTGTATTTTATTGTATGTCACATCACTACTATTTTTTACTGGGCATAAATGACCACCACTATTAATGGCAGCTTTTCTTCCATGATGTGAATCTTCTATGATAAGTGTTTCTTGTGGATCAACGTCTGCTTTCAACATGCATCTTAAATATATTTCAGAACTTGGTTTGGGCTTGTTCACATCTTGATTAGAATACATAAAATCAATATATTCAAAAAATCCCTTTTTTATCAACTGTAATTTTGCTGTATCTCTAATAGAATTGGTGGCACATGCAATAGTAATTCCTTGTTCTTTTATTTTTTGTAGTAAAGAAATAATTCTAAGATCAGGCTCAAAACGCCGAATAATATCTAGTGTTTTTTCTTGTTTTAATTTCCATATTTCATCATGTAGGTGTTGTGGTAAATTTTTTTCTTTTGTAAGCATGTTCAGCTTTTTAGTAGTAGAGAGACCATCATAGGTAGATAAATGCTCTTGCCTGCCTATAACATATTTATTGTTTATGGTTGATAGTGCAGCATTTAGAGCTTCATAATGTAGTTCTCTTGCGTCTACTAAAACTCCATCTAAATCAAAAATTATTAATTTAATCATGTCCTAAAGGGTTGTCCTTTTTTAAATGGGTGTACATCTATATCACAACACTTATCAGCGTCTAACCAGTAATCGCCTTTACGCCATCCAACATAATTCTTATCTCTCAGTTCAATGTCTTTTTCAAAATAAGCATATTGCACAAAGTTTGGTGCTTTTGGTGGAGATGGTGGATTGTTTATAAAATCTTCTGACCATTTCGTTAGCCAGCCGTAATAACTTGGCTGAGTTTTCCAAGTATCTTTCCATTTCCAATAAAAGATTTGTGAAGTATGATACCAGCCTTCTCTGCTGTTTTCATTATTTTTAAAAGTAGCACGCCAATCTGCATCATTACCTTGATACTCGCTAGTATCTAACTCTAAAGCATCTGCAACATTCAATAATCTTCCGTGGGCTTTGTCATTAATTAATGATTTATCTTTATTATAAATTAATGCCCTAATAAAATAGTCTGCTTCTTTATTTACTGGAGTTAGATATCTTTCGTCCCACATGCCAATTTTCTGTACTGCTTCAGGTTTATAGCTTATAATATTATCACCAAGCTGACCAGTTACAAATGTGTATTTTTTGTGCATTTTAATTAAATTAGTGGCCCAGTTTTTACCTAATACAATATCATTCTGCATGGTTGTCACAATATCTGCATCAGGATTTTTTAGGTCTTTAAACCCATGCAATAAAGACTCATTCCAATTTCTAGCTAAGTTACCAGTGTCCCAATCAGGTCTAGTATTATTATGTATTACATTTACTTTATTTTCAAACTGAGAATCTAATGAAAACTCAGAATGATTATTAATAATATTAACTTGTGTGTTTGGAATAGACATAAAATCAGTATGATTAAACAATCTGTCTAATGTATTATTTAAAGTTTTAACTCTTCTGTAGGTAACAATAAAAACTTTAATATTTTTCATGTTCTTCCCTTGTTTTTGTACAGCATTTCCGCTAACATAAAATCAAACTCATTGTCCACATCTACGGCTTCTACATCGTCTATCATGTACGCATAAAAATGATCTCCTAAAATATTTTTATTTTTAATCATGACATTTCTAGGTAAAATATTAGCGGCAAAATTTAAGGCATAAATTTGAGGCAAGTCTTGTGATCTTGGATGATTTTTAGGATCATAGTTTATTGCCTTGTTATCTAACCACATGTATTCTTGTATAATATTTGTAGTGACTACACAATCGTATTCTGTTTTGTTTTTATATATATCAATACATGATTCTATGGTGTCGGTAGACACTAATGGGCTTGTTACAGGAGTCCACAAGATATCTTTGCAGTCCATGATAGAAGCTAAATGAACATACACATCACCCATAGGAACAGAATCACTAGCATAGTAAGGATCTCTTTTCATAGGATGCGCACCTAAATCACTCGCTATGTCAAGCATTTCTTCACTATCTGAACTAACTACGACCTTTCTTACGTCTTTTAAAGACAAGGTTTGTTTTACTTTTGCCGAAAGCATATTTGTATCACCAAAAGGTCTAATATTTTTATTAGGAACTCTTTTTGATCCTGCTCTCACTGCTATAAGAACGTTAATATCAATATCTCTGATCATTAAAACTGACCTCCGTTTACGTCTAATGTAGTGCCTGCTATATAAGAGGCAGCACTTGAACACAAAAATAATATAGGTATTGCTTGTTCTTTTGTAGAAGCTATTCTTTTAACAGGTATAGATTGTTCTAATTTGTGTCTTTGACTGTCTGACATTGACTCTTTTAACATTTGGGTCATTGTTTGGCTAGGACAAACAGAATTCACCAATATATTAAATTGAGAAACTTCATTAGCTAATTGTTTTGTTAAACCTATAACACCATACTTGCTGGCAGTGTAATGAACGCCACTAACAATGCTTTTATTTCTCCCTGCAATAGAAGAAACATTAACAATTCTACCGTAGTTAAAACGCTTCATTAGTTTTACAGACTCTTTACAAATAATGAAGAAAGACTTTAAGTTTACAGACATAAGCCTGTCCCATTCTTCTGTACTAATATTTTCTATTGGCTCACATAGGTTAGTACCGGCAACATTAATTACAAAATCTAATCTATCAAACTGCTTGAATACATTGCAGATTTCAGATTCTTTAGATATGTCACATTCTATAAAGTTTAAATTTGTTATCAAAGGATTAGTTCTAGATATACAATATACTTTTGCATTGCATTGTAAAAATTGTTCACAAACTTCCTTACCAATACCTTTACTTCCTCCAAATACTAGTACTATTTTATCTTTAAAATCAAACTTAATATCATTCATACACATGATTTACATCCGGTCTTGTTATAGCATACCTAACGCCAGGTTTATTTCCTATACATTTAATATGATGCCATGTGTTTTTAGGCACCACAATAATGTCATTGGTTTTAACAACTTTAGTACCAATACCTTCTATCCACCACTCCCATTCTCCATCTAATATAACCCAGTTTTCATCGGCATCTGGATGAAAATGTTTTCTGTTCCCTTCACCGGGATGCTGCTGTATAACAACACCTCCAAACAAATCATTATAAGCTATCCTCGCAGCCCACGAACCCATACCCAGATCCGAACGCAGTTGTTCTAAATTAACTGTGCTACAGTTTTCGTATTTGACAAGTTCAGATACGGGAACACCATCGTTTTTTAATACATTATTTAAATTGCTATCAGAATTTTTACTCATTATCTAGTCTCGTTTTGTAATTTAGGTAACTGTAAGAAATTTTTAATTCTATTTTTTACGCTTTCAGATACAATTTTATCTGCCACTTCTTTGTCTAATTGAAATCTGGGGTCTTTCACCAGTACATTGACACAGTGCATCATTTGTGACATTTGATCATGTAAAATATGGTCTGGGCCAAAAGGAGTTCCTGACTTACCGTAAGTGTCAGTATATTCATTGTGATATTTTTCTGTGTCGTTTTGCGGTATACCTGTATTATAGAAGTCTAAACCGAAAATAGCAAGTTTTTTTATAGGATATCTCAAGATCATATTAATTGATCCGTAGCCTGAGTTAAAATTTTCCGAGTATTGTGTTTGTCTATTATTATCAAAAGTTTCTACATGTTTTTTAGGATATATTTCCCAATATAAAGCCCACCTATCCCAAGTACCGTCATTATTATGCAGATGTACAAAAGGAATATCCAGTTCTTTAAATTGTTGTTCATAAACTTCATCAACACAAGCCCAGTCACCATTACTTTTAGGTTGACTACTAGTGTCGTTACAGATAATAAACTTTGGTCTTTTGTCTTTATCAATAGTTTTTAAATATTGAATCAAAGGAGGGCCATAATTAAGATTTAAACAACTCTGAATAATATCAGTTCTAGAACCATAATCGTCTGTATTAGGGATACCGTGTTGAATCCTAATAACTACATCATAACTATCAATGATCGAGCCTTTATTTTGCCCTAGAAGATAGGGTGCTGGCCCAACTATAGCTACAGTTTTATCTTGTAAATATGATAATAGTTCTTGATTGATGTTTGAGGCTTTATAAAATAAAGAGTCTCCATTGTTTTTTTGATATAAATCAACACATTCAGAAGTTGTTATCAGTCCATGCTCTGTTTCTTTACTTATCTTTTTAGCAATACTAATCCAAGGATTATTTGTGGTTTTAAGATCGCTAAATGTTATTTCATTTAGTATATCTTTTATATCTCTTTTTCCTACTGGAGAGACATGATCAAATGCATCATGATTTAAATCAAAAGTATGATTGAAAATATCTTTATTAAAATAATTCACATCTCTTGCAGATTTTACAGGGGCTATGTGATTATTTGTATATTGTGATTGATATACTGATTTAACTAGAAAAGCATTATTTTTATCTTGTTCTGTAGGCGCATGACTATATACAAGGTTAGCTGGCTTGAATGCTGGCTTTAGCCAATTCCACATTGTATGCATATGTTTATCGCCCATTTGATTGTGTGGAGTATTTACGTTAACGCTACCATTTTCATAAATCATTTTATGGCTACAAACAACATGTTGCATAAATGCTATTTCTAAAATATTAAAAAAATGACAAGCCTCAACACCTCCTCCAAATTTTGTTAGCATAGGGAAAAACCAACCAAGTAATGACTTATGTACAATTTTTAAACCACAATGACTAAATGGTAAAATTGAATAATCAAAACTATTGAAATACTTTTCATTCGTGGCAAATGGAGTTTCTAAGCCCACCTTACCGGGATAATAAGTGAGAACAGCAGGGTTATATAAGTCTAAATCCTCCAGCATTTGATTTAAAACATTGTTTTCTCTTTGTGGTTTTAGAACATAGTCATAATCTATAAATGCATAATAGTCATATTCTTTAGGAACTTTTTCTGCTAAAATATTTCTAGTATCTGTCCATGTAGTATTGGGACAAAACTGTAATGCTTCTGAATTTTCAGCATCGTGTGTTACAAAGAAGAAGTCACAGTTATCTTTATTTTGGAAATAAGACACATGATCTGTGTTAGGTTTATGTGGTGTGACTTGTAACACACATAATCTTTTGCTCATAGTTCTTGCTCCCATCTTTGTATCATCTCGTCTATCATACTGTCAAAAGTATATTCTGGTTGCCAACCTAAAACCTCTCTAGATTTTGTAGAATCTCCTTTAAGGTATCTCAATTCTTCTGGCCTCATATATTTTGGATTTTGAACCACAAACTCCTTGTAGTCCATACCAAGTTTATTAAATACTACTTCGCACAACTCTCTAACAGAATGGCTTTCTCCTGTTGATATAATAAAATCATCTGGGATTTTATGGTTGATTATCATGTGCATTGCTCTGACATAATCTTTTGAATGGCCCCAATCTCTAGAAGAATCCATATTCCCTAATTCTAGCTTGTTTTCTAATCCTTTTTTAATGGCAACTGCTGTTTTTATTACTTTATTAGTAACAAAATTAGAACCTCTTCTGGGTGATTCATGATTAAATAAAATACCATTACACGCATGTAGACCATAGGCATGTCTATAGTGTCTAATCAAATTGTATCCCAGTACTTTAGAACATCCATAAGGACTGACGGGGTTCATAGGAGTCGTGAGTCTTTGCACCCCATCATCATCTACAGAATTACCAAACATTTCAGAAGATGAGGCTTGATAAAATTTAGCATTTGGACATAGAGCTTTGTATATTTCCAACATATTCAAAACGCCCAAAGCATTGGTCTGAATAGTATAGGAAGGCATGTCAAAACTAATCCTAACGTGACTCATGGCTCCTAAGTTATATATCTCATCTGGTGAAACTTCAGAAACAATTCTGACCAGAGAAGGATAGTCAGTTAAATCTCCGTAGTGAGTATGACTATTAGAATTAATATTATGTTTAGCTAATCTATAATTTTGATTTTCTGCTACAGAGTGCCTTCTTACGATACCATGAACTTCATATCCTAATGATAAAAGGTATTCTGTAAGATAGCTTCCGTCTTGTCCGTTGATACCAGTTATTAGTGCTTTTTTCACTTAAAAATCTCCATTTGTGTTAAATCAGGCCAATCTAAGACTTGCCATTTTCTAGGTTTTCTTTTGATGGCTTCAGGTAATTTTTGTATGCCCATGTTTGCTGTTTCTGGAGTCATATAATAATGATAACCCATAGTATTAATATTTTGCTCTCTCCAAGGAGTATTCGGTAGTCTTCCATCGTATGACATTTTTTTGAGAGTCTCATAACTGTCCTGACTATCTGTTAATATCATACCTCCTCTGCCTAAACTCAAATGTTTTTGAAACTGAAAACTTAAACACATAAAAGTATTCTTTATATAACTATTAGCTTTCCAGTTTACTGCTGCATCTATAATATTTGTATTCCCTAAAAAATAATAGTATTGCCAATTTAAATCCTGCCAAGAAAAAGTTATTTGTAATTTATTAGCCAGCATAGGTATCGAAATGTACGTCCTCTTTGGGACGGAGTAATGCAAAGTATTTGTATGTCTGAGACATAATTCTATACCATGAGTACAACAATCTACAGCAACAGCATATGGAGACCCATAAAAATCTGCAATTTTTTCTTCAAAGATTTGTACAGAGTTAAAACTCACTTTATACACTCCAAGTTTAGGCTAAGTAGTTTTCCATTCTCTTTATCCATGTGGGGTAAATATGCTTGAGAATGATCATCAAAATTTGCATGGTCTGTTCTTCTCCAATCGTAAAGATGTATATTTTTAAAATTTAAATCATACAACAAGGACGATAATGAGTGTAAGTCGTAAACTGTTTTATGGTATATTGTTTCTTTACCCATAGTCATTTTGCCATATAAAGGCCCAAGAAATTTATGTAAATCGTATGTTTTATTTAAATATAAGTGAGCAATCTGTCTAAAATCAGGAACAGAAAGCCTTAAAACTCCACTTGTAACCAAAACTCTTTGCCACTCTAGTAAAACATTCTTTACCTCTTCTCTATCAAAATACTCAATTACATGAGAAGCATAAATTAAATCGACTGAATTATCTTTAAATTGTTCTAGGTTTGTTATAGAACTATAATCTAAATGTTCATAATCACCAGAATCAATATGAATCCAATCTGTCCCAAAATTTCTCCAGCCACATCCCATATTTATTTTAATCATCTATAAACCTTTTATCTAATGCTTGTCCTTCGTATGGGCCTGTCTTATATTCATATATAATAGTATCATCTTCTAGTATTTCATAATTATGTCCACCTTCTAGAGTAAAACTAGCATCACCTTTTTCTAATATGTGTTCTGCTATAATAGTATTATCAATATCATAAAAGATACCTTTAACTTTACCCTGAATGATAACCCAAGATTCTTGTGCTATTTGTTTGTTATAATGTCTTTCTTTTTTTATATGATAATGTGGAGCAAAAGTTTTGCCTTTACTATGTTTAAAGTATGAACATTGTAAAAAATTATTTTCAGGAATTATATCGACTCTTTTTTGAGTCGCCTCAGAATTATTTATTATATGAAGCAGAAGGTTTGGATTAATCTTAGAATATATTTTTATCATTTGACAGCCTCTTCTAGACTTTGCTTTTTAAAACATTCCAGTGTAGATATGGGGCTACAATTAATAACTTCAATATTATTTTCCTTGGCTAAATGAGAAAAATGATTCCAAGTGGGTTTATGAAATGTTTGTCCTCTAGGCACATTGTATTTATCTCCTTTTTGTTGATAATCGTCAAACCAATAATTGGGATTTTTATCAGGAGTTCTTGTCATTTGTAGTCCTCCACCATGAGGTGCAGAACCATCTACATATTCAACATAATTACAATCTACTCCAATCAATATAATCTTTTTGTATCCTAAACACATACCTACAGAACAAGCGTTAGCACCACTATTTCCGTTATCTGTAAAACATTTGAAATCTTCTACAGACTTATTTACTTTATTAGTTGATCCATATGTTTGTAAATTTATGTGTGTAAAATTTTCTGCATTGGCAATAGGATGTATATAAAAATGTCTCTTTACTTTACCGCTATTTATTAGATTTACAAAATTATTTTCATGACAGTCTGTAACCAAATGATCAAAACACCCATGATATGTAGGATACCAATTTAGTTTTTCATAGGCTCTGTAAGCTGAATTTAAACCAAACGTATCACATTCTTTCAACAAATCCCAATCTATATCTTTTAAAGATGGGCCATTACCCATAACAACTAATGTGTTGTTCATATTGTCTCCCAGAAAAATTTAGTTCTACTTTTTAAATAATTAATAATTTCATTTTTACCTTTACTAAACCATTCTTCATCCTTATGTTGTACGTTATCGTTTAAAATTAATTCACAGCCTAACAATTTAGCCTCAATAGTTACTCTGGGGCATGTATCGAATTGTGTAGGTGTAAAAATTAATCCTTTAGATTCAGAGAATTTTTTTAGCATTTCATCGTGAGTTAGATTGGCAAACAATTCAAATTCTAAACCTTCTGTATTTGCCAATTCTATTGCCTGTGGGGTTCCTTTGAGTATGTGTGAATGATTTTGTATTAAATACTTATTATTTTTCTTAGAACAATCCAGAGTATTTATTTTATTGAATATCTCATCTCCTAGTGTGGAACTTAACACAAAACTGTTTTTAATTTGTTTTAAAACAGGAAAAGCATTTTCTATCCATTGTTTTTGTTGTTCAGACATCCACCATACACTTTTTGCTAGTGAAAAAAACAAAGATATTAGTTGTCCTCTTGTTGTCTTTTCGCAGCACTGACCGTATTGTTTTTTATGTAGCTTAGGTATTCTGACTATACAGTATTTATAATCGTACTCTATAACAGAATATTCTATTCTTTGAGCCAAAAAATATATCATAGTGTCTGGATTAAGATTGAAAAAATTACCAAATATCCACTTATGAGTTTTATGCTGATCAATAAATTCTATAGTTAATTCTGTACTTTTAATTTTTGTTACATTTGTATTATGTGGAGCCTCATTTATAATTGCTTCTGTAGTTAATTCTGCTCCCCCAAGCCAATCCTGAACAAAAGCATCTGAAACAAAAACTATATTAGTCATTTAAAAAATACCATCTATTTAAGGAGTCTATGTTAGCGCTAGTGTTAATATGATATAAGTATGATATGATACCGTCCCATGTATCAAAAAATAATTCGTGTGGAATAGTACCAAAAAGCCAATCTGGACAATTATGTTTACCTTGTTGTATATGAACTATAATAGGTTTCTTTTGTCTATTGGCAAGAAAAATTTCTTCCAAAGTTCCACAGGGATGAGTATCTGTATCTAGATGTACAATTAAGAAATCACTTATATCAACGAGCCTTAAATCAACTGCTCTAATGGTTTTCATTATTTCAGTTAGCTGGTCGTATTTTTTAGCGAGTTTTAAGGTTTGCTTGACTTTATGTGTTTCTTCATTTTCTAAACCTATAGCCCCTGGTTTTTTAATGGGATCAAACACATTAATCTCTAATGTTTTTAAAACAGGAGTAATATGTTCTCTCCATCCCATTCCTCTATCTGGGACTCTATCCATAGCGCCAGCTAAATATACACGCTGTCCTTTAAGTCTATTAGTCACGGGTATAACCACCGATAAAGCTAACTACCATAATAAATAGTAAAAAAATATAATAATCACTACGCATAAATAGTCACCTCCATACCTTGCCAACAATCTTTGATCAAATCAGATATTGTAGACCACTTACCTCCAAACAGACTATCGACACCTATATCTTGTTTACTGCAATGAATTTGAACATCTTTATCAACTTTTTTCTTTAAGTTTATAGAGATATTTCTAATATCTAACATACATTTAACTAGATGGGCATAGTTTATATGTCTTCTATGTCTTTGGTGTTTAGCTGTAAACATTTTACAGAAATAAATATTATTATTTTTAAAACTACCAGCTTTAATCAAACTACTTTGACCTAGTTTTTTCTTACCTTCATATTCTAATGCTCTTAACGAAGGAAATATTTCACTAGCATCTCTTAACAATCCTACTGTTTTAATTTTAGAAACATTACAACATACTGGCACAATAATATCACACTCTTTAGTGATGTCAGCAGCTATATTTCTAATATTATTTAATATATATTCTTCAGAAACAGAATACGGCAGTAAAGACTGCATTACCATTTTTTTATTGGACATTTTTGATCCTTCCAAGCTAATTTATTCATAAAAATTTTCTTATCTGACAATCCACAACCACAGCGATCACAAGTCGCTTTTATTTCGGGCCTGTCTTTAGTATCAGAGACAAAACTGAAATATTGACATCCTGTACATATACTGTATCTATGATTAATGAGTTTTTGAGAACTCTTTTTCATTCCTGTTTTGATATGATGGTATAATGCTCTAATGAAATTTTTGATTTTTTGAGTAGTAGATATACTCATTGTCTAATTCCTCTTCCTGAATATGTCTTTTCCTTTGTTTAAAATTTTGATTCTTTTTCTTTTCAGTATCAAAATCAATATTATATTGTTGCTTTTTTTTCTTTTTATTTTTTAAGTGATTACCCATTGAATTTTAAACCTCTACTATGATTATAACACAATTAGGAAGCGTGTCAAGAAAGTATGGGTGTAATAATACCTCTAGACTGATATGTTTTAAAAATATGTTCTGGTTTTAAACTATATTTGGAAAAATGCTCAATATAATCATATTTAGTTAATTTTCTTTTCTTATAAGCTAGTAACAATGCAGCACACCCTGCCGCAAATGGATTCGCCATGCTAGTTCCTGTCATATTTGCATAGCTATTATCGGGAACACAACTAATAACATCTTCTCCCGGTGCTAAAAAGTCTAGTTCACTTCCATTACTGCAACTAAATCTAGAAATTTTAAAGTTATTACTAATAGAACCAATAGAAATAGTATCTGTATATTTTGCTGGATAAGACAGTTCTTTACTTTGTCCACTATTACCGGCAGCACAAAACAAAGCACAACCTTTATCTACTGCATAATTTATACATTGTCTTAATACAAGAGAACCAACAGGGGTTCCCAGAGACATCGTTATAATATCAGCACCATTGTCAGCAGCATACAAAATTGCTTCTCCAATATCTTTTATATTTCCTGATCCATTATCCCCCAAACTTTTTAAAGGCATAATTTTACATTTAGGAGCCACTCCTACTATTCCCTTTTTATTATTACGAGCAGCAATCGTACCCGCAACATGAGAACCATGACCATTACGATCTACAGGGGCTTTGTTTCTTTCGCAAAAATTATAACCATCTACCAAACTTTCTTGCAAATCTGGATGATCCAAATCACAACCAGTATCTATAACAGCAACTACGACTCCTTCTCCCTGTGACTTTGACCATTCTTCCTGAACATTAAATTTAGATATAGACCAAGGAATTACTTGTTGATTATTATAATTTAAACCATAGATATTTTGACGAATAAATGGTAGTAGTTTACATTTCTGTCTTGACAACATGCTTTTGTATCCATTCTAAATAAGGGTATATTTCTGTAAAAGAACCTTTATCTCCATAACTAGAATCTGCTTTGCCATCCATGCCTATAATGCAAGAGGTTATACCAGCTAAAGCACCTTTAACAAATAAACCACCACCACTGTCTCCAGTGTTAGGTAGCCACTCTAGGCTGGTTTTTGTGTGGTCTTTAGACCCTGTGACTAGTACACAATCGTTACGTCTATCTGAAATAATATTAGAACCACCTCTTATTTTATCATCTAATATTTTATCTTTACTTTGAATACCAGTTAACATACTTCCAAAAAAACCAAACCCAGCCATTGAACAGGTATCTCCTATTTTTATTTTTTGTTTGTATAATTTAGGTTCTGTAATATCATCTCCAAATCCTTGCTTGCAAAAACCTAAAGCAATATCGCATTTATGTTCTTTCATATCAAAATCTTTGTGAATGATAAATTTATCAATAAAATAAGCATTACCATTATGTAGAACCTTAATGCTATCAACCTGTCTGCCTTCTGGTATGTGTCCGGCAGTTATTATCCAATGTTTATTTAGAATAACGCAAGAAGCAAAACCATATACTGTACCATCTTTTTCTTTAGTTGTGGTAACTAATTGCTTAACGCAATAAAATTTTTTACCAAAGTCTAAATATTTTGATTCAGAAACATCATGTCTCATACTACCTGCTAATGCAGATGAAGTTAAACATAATATTAAAAGTAAGGTTTTCATGGTCTTGCCTTTAATTTCTTATAATAAATATCGCAATCCTGAACAACATCAACATTCCAGCTTTTCCAATATTTTAAATGTCCAAACATTATATGACAAGGATCAGCACATAATGTAATTAAATTGTCAGGCTGTAATTCTAGTTCTGGATATTTATGAACTGGTAGTATGTGGTGGACTTCCAATTTGTCTGTTTTCCCACATGCTACACAGCAAGGTTGTTTTTTAAGGTGTTCTTTTCTAACTTTTGACCAACTAGAAGAACGCCTAGCGCATCTAACAGGAATAAAATTAAAAATAGAAAATGTCATAATAATATTAATACACCGAAAATCAATACTTTCCTAATATACGGCCTTTGCTGGTTCTTCTAACATATCCCATCCTGACAAGATATGGCTCAATACTGTTTTCTATAGTATCCATAGCGATACCTGTCATGCTAGAAATGTTTTTTATTCCTAAAGCAGTACCTCTACTATCTTTAAGAACTTCCATATATTTTCTATCATTTTCATCTAATCCCGAGGAGTCTATCCCTTGTTCTGCAAAAACTTCTTCTACGCTTACAGAATCATCTTTAAAGTACAATTTATAATTTTGATACCACTCTAGTCTAGCATTTAAAATACGAGGAGTACCTTTGCTTCTTACGGCAATTTGATATGCAGTATCATCGTTCATAGACAATCCTGATCTTTGTGCATTCAATCTTGCTAGTTTAGCTAGTTCATCTTCAGTATAAAAAGTTAGATGTTCCTTGATTGTAAATCTATCATAGAAAGGTTGAGTTAAAGTACCACCACTAGTTGTAGCGCCAACTAAAGTAAATGGAGGTATTTCAATTTCTTCTGGCTCTGAGTCAACAGCAATATTAGCAGTAAAGTTTTCCATGACTGGATATAGAAATTCTTCTACTAACTTAGGAAGATTATGTATTTCATCAATAAACAAAACACAATCTCTTGTCACGTTATATAAATACTTCATGACATTTCCAACACTACGAATTGCTGCTGCATTGGCAGTAATTAATTCACTACCTAGTTCTTCAGCGATTGCTGCTGCTATTGTAGTTTTACCTAAACCGGGAGGCCCGTCTAGCAACACATGGGATAATGGCTTGTTTTGTTGTTTAGAAGCAAAGGTAGATATTTTTAATCTTTTAATTACTTCTTCCTGACCAATTACATCATCAAAAGAACTAGGTCTGAAACTTTGCATCTTAATCTTCCTTAAAGTTTTTTGTCCAAAAAATAAAATCGTTTCTATCTTCATCAAAAGCAGAATCTAGATAGCCTTTTTTAACCAAAATTGAAATCATATTACTAATAAATCTTCTTTGAATATTTTCAATAATATGACCCACACCATCAATACTTATTAAATATACTTTTTCTTTAGTCTTTTTGTGTCTTAATCTTTTAGCGGTATCTTTAACTATAGTCACACATTCCGAAAGGGCTAATAAATTGTTTAATTCTTCTTTTTCTTCATCTGTTAAATCGCTAATATCGCAATCAAGTAAAAATTCAGGTTCCTCTTCAGTATCTTCTTCGTCTATGTGTTTAAGTACTGAGCCGTTAAAGTTAATATAAACCATAGTTCTAAGATAGTTTGTAAACTTATCAAGGTCATCTATTTCTAACCATTCTGAATCTTTGCTCATTTTTATATCCTTAATTTAAGTTATCAAACAAACCTCTGTAGTAACGTGGTTCTTTTAATATGTATTTAGAGTGACTTTGTAAATAGTTTATATATCTCTGTGCAAGTTTATTATCAGTAAAGTACTCTTTTTTCCATAAAGGTTGACTTGCCATACCTTCTGGTAGTTCTATAGGTTCTGGGTTTGTATTTGCTCCCACTGTCCATACATTGTCTTGTTCTTGTACTATATCTTTAATAGCGTCTTCCAGCCATAATTCCCAAGTTTCCCAATCAAATTGAAACTCTATTGGTTCTTGGTTTGTTTCTGGGTAATAATTGTAATAATCATCATCATATTCGTTATGTTCTGGTTCTTCTTTATCATACATAAGAAGGCTCCTGTCTAAGAAAGGTGTAGTACCTATTCTCTATTATACCCCACAATTCAGAAATGTCAACACAGAAAAGAGGTGTGGCGGGATCGAACCGCCATAGCCCTAATTGCCCACCTACTATCACAGGAAACTAAAACTCATCATCATCATCTTCTTCAAATTGATCCCAATAATCTTCATCATACTCATCGTAAACTGTAGAGTATTCTTCATTATCAACATAGGAGTCTGCTTCAAATTCAGCCTTATAAAGAGGCTTTGGCAATTCACCCTGATACAGACCGACTACTTCATATTTACAAGTACGAAGTTTCTCACAATTACAATCGCTAGGAACACTAACAACATCTTCAGGATTGATTTTAACAATCACGATATTATCACCAGCATCAATACTACCATAAGTAGCGACATAGTTCAACGCACCTGCATGAAGACCTTGTGAACATCCAACCTTACGGTTATCGTCTACCTTTGCTCTACGCATTTCGCAGACCTTGCCAACACTATTGTCAAATGTACCTCTCCACTTATCCTTAAAATTACTATTGACTGCTTTATATGCAAGGAAGCATCCGTCTTCAGTGATAGGTAGATTTTCATGCTCCAAGAAGTCATACAGTTCTTGCTGACTCTGCATACTTGGATTTTGCATAAGATTTTCCAAGAACTTTACAAGAGGCTCGAAAGGCAAACCTTTGCTCATAAATTCTAGGATACGCTTACTGATGCTGCCATGAACTTCTTCACCCTCAAACATTACCTTGCCATTTACGATTGATACCTGTCCTTGGCTAAAAGTAGCAACCGCTTTTTCAATGTCTACCAATTCTAGCAACTCATCTTCTGTTGCTGTTGGTAGTGCCTCCAGAATCAACTTGTAATTAGTATGATCTGGAATTACTTGGTGAGACTTATTTTTTAAGATCACCGTCAAGTTACCATCAACCCACATAAAAGGAACACTCATAATTAAACTCCTGTGATAAAAACCTTAAACCAAATTTCCTATTGCTGTTCTCAGTTCGCTGAGTTCAACATTGTCAAACCATTTGTCTCGACCATAGTAACCATTGTTGTGAATATTTGTAGGATCACTGTCCTTGATCTTCTCAATATCCAACTCGTCGTTACTACTAACAATATACTTTAGTATCGGTGACTTGTCAATAGTACCTTTAAGAATTTTTCTAAGAATATCCATTTTAGGCAGGGTCTTGATGATCGCCTGACTATGTGATTTCTTACCAGATGGCAATTCTTCATAACCATATAGTTTCTTAAATTCAAAAAGCATATTATCTAATTTAAGAATCTTAGTGTGAATATCCTTTGCATCTTCTACGATGTTGTATTCACTTGCTATATTATTTACATGCTGTTCAAGTCTTTGTCTACTAAATACTCTGAGATTAAAGTATTCACTATTTGCAACCTGAGCAAAGTAGTACATGAGTAGCCACTCATCAATAGCCTTAGTGACTGTCTCGTTTTTAATATAGTCTTTGTAGTCAAGACCATAGATATTTAAAAGATTAGCCATGACAACTCTATCTGAACGCTCAGGCTGACTACTCCAACTTCTTGTCTTCTTAAAATCTGAAGTAGAATACTCTTTGTCACAATAGTTTATGACTGCATCATACTTACCTACTTCTTCTCTTAATTTCTTAGAGATTTTTGCAGCCTTGCCCTTAAACCATTTGTTAAAGGAAACTAGATTGATGCCTTGCTTTTCTAGTTTAGATACTGAACTTTGCTTGATAGCATAGATATTATATCGCTTGAATAGTAAAGCACCTAAGACGTTATCTTTACCTGCTAGATTATAAATCTTATGTAAATCAGGATAAGGGCTAATAGACTTATATCTAGTAATAGGAACATAGATTACTTGTTCAGCATCTTCTAATCCTCCTATCAGACTATCACTTAATTCACTAAGCATGTTAGAGTCATTAAGATTATTACCACCAAGACTAGAACACTCATCTGGCTGGTAATCTTTAGAACTTTTTAGTAGAAAGATTTCGTCCTTACTGATCATACCAGCACCAGTACCAGTTCTTCCCTTGGTACTAGATTGTAGCAGACTACGATACTCAGAGATATTCTTGACGTTTTCTTCGCCACCAATATCTTTGATAAGTTTAGCGAAACCCTCACCAGAATCTTCTGCTGGATTTTGAGTGTCTACCATAAGATATGCCATACAATCATTTTGATTACAATATCTAATCGCAATCTTCTTGGCAGTCTCAGGACTTCTAGTATCGCAGACAAAGAAGGCTAGAGGATTACTCTTACGCTTATTATCCCAATAATTAGACGATCTACCCTGTAGACTTTCGTGATGGATTTTATCTGTTAGATATAGCATTCTCTTAGAACGATGACTAGCAGTACGATAATTAATAACATACAACTGTTTGTGCTTACCTAATTTATAATCTAAATCTTCACCAGCAGACAAATCATGCTTTTTGCCTTCTGGATCAACCCACTCTGCACCAGCAGTATATCCACCAGCAATATCAGCCAGCTTATAATATGTCTGGTAAGCATCTACAAGATTAGTACACTCTTCAACCTTGGTTGACATATTGCTCTTGAGTTGTAGATAAATATCTTGAGTCTTTTCTCTAAGAGTTTTAATAACACCCTTAGTATACTGTAGACCTTCTCTACTAACATCCATCTCTAGTTCACCAATATCGCAGGTAATTTCAAGATACATACCAGAATTTAGAATCTCTTTGACTAGATTAGTCCAGTTATCTACGTCTGCTTTCTTAAATGCTCTGTTCCATCTTTGGATAGCATCACTCTTTTGCTCTTGTTCTTCTTTGCCGATAATTTTATCGGAATCTACTGGGTACGCAATATTACCCATGATAGCCACAATACCAGCACCGGGACTATTATATGTGCTAGGATATTTGTCATCATTATCAGAGATTCTACCAACACGCCAGTTTGTTCCTTCTATAATTGTATTAGTATGAGAATAAGCATGATTATGAAGAAGTCTGCAAGTACCACCTTCCATCATCGGTTTAGTCTTAAAGTAATGAAAGATTCTTTTAGACTTATTAGTAAACTCTTGGAAGTCGCTTTGCTTTACTGCAAAACTAATCTCAAGACCATTAGGCTCATCGGTATGACTGATTCCGAATAGACTTAGACTAGGCACACCATTCTCGTCCATAGCCGCTATGTAGTTGTATGCTTGCCCATTGTAGTAACTAGTTGTACTAAAACTCTTAGTGTAAGCAAATGGACTCTTAGAACCAAGACCAAGACAACCAGTAAAATCGTTACTGTCATTCTTATTACTAGCCCCGTAAGTCGTATAAAGTTCTTCCATGTCTTCCTGAGAAAGTCCCGTACCATAATCTCTCACCGTAAAATTGGGATTAGCTTGCGTAGGTAGAACAACCTTAAAGGGATTCCGATTCCCTGCCGCAATATGAGCATCGTTAGCATTAGTGGACAGTTCACGAATAACTGCCATCACTTTATCAGAATACAAGGAGTCTGATAAAATCTTAAACATTTTACTTGTTTGAGCAATACTAAACTGGTTATTGCTGTCAACACCATTAGAATGAATTTCAACTGTACGATCTGCAAGTTTCATTTGTAGTCTCCAAAAAAAAGTTTCCTGTCCTGTGATATTCTAATTATATCATCGTCTGTTTGCTGTGTCAAGCATTAATCTGATTCGGGATTTTCTGAATCATCTTCGTAATCTTCTGGCTCGACATGATAAGGATCAAATTCCTCTTCATCTTCTTCACCAGCTTCTTCTATAAACTCAAACATAGACATTTTATCAAGTAAAAAATCTAGTTTGTCATCTATAATTGATAAACTTTTAATCATGCTATTTGTCCTTTTAACTAATACATTATATTTAGTTTCTAAAGACTTATGATGTTTATCTATTTCTATTAGGACTTTTTCTAATTCGTTATCTGCCACATTAATACCTCCAGATAAAAATATCAGTGTATTAATTTTATACACCAAATACTGCACCAATCAATATCTATCCAATAATTCATTATTTACCATTTACATTCCTATATGCTTGACAAATTATCGTATCTCTCTAGTAAATCACCCATTATCCTATTTATAAAAAATATCTCGCACTCATTAAATTTATTTAAATATTCTTTATGATCTAGGTTTCTTACATGACTGATTAAGCCGTTATTAACAATATCGTCACTTCGATCTTTACCATGAAAAACAAATTCATTCTTAAAATTATTATACACTTTATCTAATAAATCTATCCTATCAATTTTATTAAGAATTAAAGACATATATCTTTTAGGTTTATCCATTATGTCTTCGTATTTCAGAAAACAAACATTACTTATGCTTAATATTTTTTCATACACATTTCTTTGTCTCTGTAGTAATTTGCCACTAATAACATATTCTGACAAACTTGATTCTCTAATTTCTTTTCTACGTTTCCATGATTCATCGTTAAAATTATCAGTACAGTGTGTCCATCCAACAGAATAATATCTAGAAATTATTCTATTTATAGGATGTCTCAATACGATAATATCAGAATCTTTAGTAGACTGAAACCATTCTTGGTGGTTTGCTTCGGAAAACACTCTGTCAAAATCTATAACATTATGATTACATAAATGGTTAATATAATCGTATATTGTACTCTGTAAACTACTACCAGATTTATGTATCGCTCTAATCTTTAGTTGATGGTTGGTCATTTACATTCCTGTATTCTTCATCAGTCCACATTTTGTATACTAAATAAAAATCTCTAGGTTTCCACTGTCTCACCTTTTCCATATCGGATACTTCTCCCCTTGGAACGGAGAGAAGCATCACTAGATATAAAAATAGCAACCCAAAAATAATCCAAAAACTTTTATCTTTAGTCAATAGTCTGTGTTTCTCTACCATTACGAGTAATTGCAGCAGCAAATGCTCTTAAATCTACGTTATCATTAATAGTTCTAGTAGAACCGTCTGAATATACGCAGTTCATTACGCCGGGGTGCATACTATATGCTTCACCGTCATTAATAACATTAAATGGCACATTGCCAGCACAATTCTTACATTTATCACCATTAGAATCAACACCATGTAATTTAAATGGCCCCAATGAATCTGCCCAACTAATACACTGGTTAGTATTCCCTGTAGCACTTTTACCATTACTAGCTTTATAAGTATCAGGTCTGCTTGCACACTCTACAATCATAAGAGTGTTAGAAAAACCATCAACAATTTCTTGCTCTTTAGTTACTTTATCTTTAATTAAACAACCATCATCATTAGTTTTACTTGCATAAGGATCGCTACCAGCAGGAAAGATTTTATCTTTTACCCCAGTGAACACCTCATAGTCTGTATAACCAAGAAGATTAGGGTCTAAACTTGGTGCAGCACTGTCGCTATCTCTACTAGGCCCATCAATACTGACATACCCACCCACAGGAGGAAGGGCAGTTGGACATTTAAATACAGATGCTTCTGTAACAATAGCGGCAGTATTTTGCCACCAATGTTTATTGAAGTCATAAATGTTTGCTACGTTACCCTGTTCTAAATTTGCCAAAACAAATGCTCTCCAGCTATGTTCTGTTCGTGAAGGATTGCCGAGAGAACTAGGAGTTTCAGATAGGTCTTTAGCTTCAACAGTCCATGCGGCAGCAGGAAAATATCTTTTTTGATCTAAACTCATGTGCATAGCCAAACCTTGTTGTTTTAAATTATTAGAACAAGATGCTCGTCTTGCTGCTTCTCTAGCAGATTGTACAGCAGGTAGTAATAAACCTACTAAAACGCCGATAATTGCAATAACTACCAGTAATTCGATGAGAGTAAAACCTTTGCGATTTTTCATTATAAATTCCTCTTATATGGGGAAGTTTGGCGAGAGACTACAATTAGCCTTGATTACCTATTATACCCATACCGGCAAAAAATACAAGGTCATAGACTGTTAGTATTGTGTTAAGTTAATAAGAATAAATATGTACAGGATTGCCCGTTAATTCTCTAATAAATTGTGTTGCTTCATGTATATCATAAAAATCAGCTATGGCTTTTCTGGATCTAAAATAATCTTTTTTATATACAGCAAATACTCTGTAAAATGGATCATCTAAACCAAACTCATCAGTATCTAAAAAATCTTCTGCTGTTTTTAATTCTTGTATAATAGTACCACCATCGTAGTCATTCATTTCTCTACAAGTGATAATTTCAAAAGCATTAATAACAGATTGTTTATTAGTATTTAATGTAAAAGCATTACACAGTCTGTTTGACCGCTGCATTTTCTTGCTCCTGTAATTGTTTTTGTGCTTTGTGTAATTGTCTCAGTCTTTCTTTTTGTAGATAGTCGTAATATCCTAGAAAAACTTGAGAAGTGATTACGCCCATCCCTGCGATGAGCGTAACCACAATACCGCACACGAATAGTGCGAAATTATCCATTATTAAAATATCCCCCTAGCGAAAGGATGCTAGGAACCCATAGACCAACAAAAATAGCCTGTTCCTTGGCAGTTGATTGATCTCCTAAAAACCAAAGAGAAACACTTAGTACAAAACTGGCAAACGCCGCTACAATAAAGTAACTCTTACTATTCATCATCTATCTTTCTAGTTAAGGTAAAACATTAAAACATATTATCATAAGCTGCATCCCACAACTTATCAAAAATCTCTTCCATCATTTTATCGTTATATTTTCTTGCATCTTTATCTTTTGCAAAGAAGCCTATTTGGTCTAATCTTTCTTTGTATAGTTCAAGAAAACTTTCTTTAGTTTTTCTTTTACACTTTATATGGCCTCGGAACATAGCAACACAATGTACTATTTCCATATAGGTATCAATAACACCAGCTACAAATTTCCATTGTTCTCTAGATAATTCTATGGTAGCGAAATTTTTTTCGTGTTCGTATTCTTCTTTATCTAGTGGAGTACCATATAGATGATTTTGTTGTATTAAAAATTCATCATCATCTTCAGCAACCCAATCTCCTGATCTTATCATGTCTGTTATATCTTGCCAATCACTCATAATTTATTCCTTTGATTAAATTAATATTACAAATAATAGGAGTGGCGGGAGTCGAACCCGCACTGGAAGGATTTTAAGTCCTTTGTCTCTGCCTTTGGACTACACTCCCAAAACCTCTATGAAATCTCTTGTAATTTTTTTGAGAGTGCTACTAATTCATCAATATTAGTAGAATCACTTTGGTTTTGAAGAGTAGGTATTTCAACACCCTTAGAGCGCAGAGTGTCCTTCATCTTTTTATAACGGGTCTTTGTAGAACTTACAGTTTGACCAACCATTCTAGCAAGTTCTGGGAATGTTTTGCAGGCATGGACTGCCATTAAAAACATCTGATCGTTACATCTGCCACAAGTTTTTTTACTCATTTTATTTCCTTTCCAATTAGAGTAAGTAATACTGCTTGTATTCTATCCTATAGTATCGTCTTTGTCAACCACTATCTTTACTTTTTTTAAAAAACTCGTAAGTCCTTGTCAGATAAAGACTTACGTTAAATAGTACTTTCTAAATAACGTAAGTCCTTTTGTAGTAACGAGTTAGCTACTTTAATCTTCTTTTTTTGGCAACAATATACCTAATAGTAAGTATACCCAAAAGATAATACTACCAGAGGCAATAGCACCAAAAACAGTTAGTAGTCTAATAATAGTAACATCAATGCCTGTGTAATCAGATAGACCAGCACAAACACCAAAAATCATACCGTCTTTTTTATTTTTCAATAAGTTACTCATATTTTTTTAACCACTCCGTAAAGTTATAAGGGGTAAAACCACGCAATTCACCAATCTTTTTATCGTTGTCAAAGATAAATGAAGTAGGATAAACTTTTATATGTAACTTATTTACTAATTCAGGATGCTCGTCAATATCAATGTATTCTAAATCAAAATTCTTAATAATATCTGGATTATCTTTCATATACTGTTTTTGCTTAACACAGTATGGACACCAATCTGCGCCTATAACAAGAAGGTCTTTGGCGTATGCTGTACTACAACTTAACAGTAGTAGAATTAATAATTTGAATAATTTCATTTGGAGGTATTCCTATTAGTAAATAATATTCATATAAGCTAAACATATATACACCCCCATAGATTATTGTTTATTTTCTGTCTTTTGCTAGATTAACAAAAAAACAAACTACACTTAAATCTACAACAACTACGATCCACCATACACTTAAAACATCTAGTAAAGTATGATCCATCTTTTTAACTTTCTAGTACATAAGACCAGTAACGAGAGTCTTGCTTGTCTTGCAAGTCATCCCAATATACACATCTGGCAATATATGATGGTATTTTATTCTTACCACAATTTACACTCCAATGCTGTTCCATTTTTTTGTATTTTTCTGTACCTACTTTGCTCTTATTATAGCTTAGATGTTCCATGTTGTAAAGGCGAAGCTGATGAACATCTCCACATAAAACTCTTGCTTCATTAGGATGAATCATTTCTAAAGCAAAACTAACCTTAGCCATACCCAATCCAATAATCTTATCTACAATAGCATCACGTTTTTTGACATGGTATTTTTTAGTAGTAAGATAGAAATCTTTAGGATTTTTCCAAAACTGTTCACTGAAATTCCAAATATACTTTGTCCTGTTGTTATAAAGACCAACACCAGAATGTTTCAGTTTGTCTAAGAGCGTTTCTTGGTCGTCAATCCATTCTTCGTAGTTCTTAATGGCATTGTAGCCACGGCAATTCCCCTGCCAACTTGTATGAACAGAACAATAAGCAAACAAATAACGCCTAAAAATATCGCCGTGATTCTGTGGTCGTACACTCTCCCAGTACTCCTTATATGCTTTAATCTTATCTCTAGGAAATTCTTTAAAAAATTCATCAGCCTTACTTCTGCAATATGTCGTATTCTTTTCTGTTTTAGTTTCTGTTGCAATAACCATGATAGTCTCCAAAAGTTTCAAGTCCTGTGATACATTCAATTCTATACTATTGGTATCGTCTTGTCAAGGTGCAATCTTTAAAATATTTTCTACGGTTGTTGCATCATGTAACTGCTATCTCTGTAAGTTTTGATTAGTAAATTTCTTAAATCTGCAAATTCATCCACTGCTTGCACCACTCCGGGCCAAGCATTACTGTTGTAATCATGTCCGCAAATAAATCCTCCTGATTTAATTTTTTTAGGCCAAGTTTCCAAATCTCTTTTTACTGTATCATAATCATGGTCCGCATCTATATAAACCATATCTATGCTATTGTCTTGTATTATCTTAGCATATTGTTCAGATGCCTCAAACCATATTTTTGCTCTACTATATCTTAATCTTTGTTGTATATCCTCGTTCTCAAAAGGGTCAACACAGTGTAATATATTAACAAACGGAAAAGCAGATATAATTAAAGCTGACTCACCCCTATGAGAACCAATTTCAACACATTCTATTTTATCACTATCTTTCAGCGTATTGATATCACACATCATTTGTATCAATCCAGATATTTGATTTCCGTTATTTTTATCCCAATCTGGAAAAAATCTCATACTTTTTATAGAAGTAGGATCATCTGTCATTAGTGTAACCTCACTCTATCACATTCTCTAACATCATTATTATAGGATTCAATGTACTCCCACGCCAAACTATATCTAAAATCGTCGGAAGTATTTTCATAGCACCCATGTACTAAATTTATGTCAAACAGTACTGCATAAGGTGCTTTTAGTTCTAAGTCTAATATATCATATTTTCTAAGATGAGAATTGTCAATCCATTTTACATACTTATTTATCTTACTTGTAATTTCATGTGGGAATATACCCTGTGTATGAGAGTTCTTTACTAATCTCAAACAACCGTTCTCTTTATTGGTGTCTGTTAGATATACAGCACAACTTAATATTTTTTTATTGTCACCGTTAAAATAATAATTGTCTTGGTGCATAAATGTTGATGTACCAGTTTTAGGTTGCATTGGGAAAAATTTACTTATGTAACAATCAAGAGTATCACTTGTTTGTATTATATTCTTTGCGTGAGCAACTAGAGTAGCATTGTTAGCCAAGTTTCTAAAGGCTTCATTGTTTGTACAGGCATAATTTATTTTGTTTAATTGTCCACGCTCATCCCATTCGTAATGTTTATTATTCTTGTTCTTCTGTGCTTGATTATATAAGCCATCACAAGTATGTAATAATTCTTGATGTTCTTCTTTAGATAAGAAGTTTTCTATAACTAGGTATCCTTCATCCATCATAAGTATATCCCATTAATTCTATGGCTTTATAATCTTTTTCGTAAACCTTATCTATCAACTCTTTAGTATAATAATCTTTGTAGTCATACTTTTTATTTTCATTTAGATGTGGGATTTTATTTGAATCTAAATTTATATTAAACCTATCAAAAAATTTTAATAATTCTTCTTTATAATTTTCAAATTTAGCTATGTAATCTACAGTCTTCTTGTAATCTTTCGAGTACAACCAGTAAAATTGAGGTGGTTGATTGTCAATATAAAATTCCAAGGATTGGTTTTTTTTGAAATGCCTGTTGTGATAGAGCATAAGCGAAACTAATCTAGCCCAAGGGTTTCTAACAAAAGAAAAACTAAAATATGTATCTGGATCATAACCATCAATTTTCAAGTCGTATATAGCAGCAGTCAGGTTTGAGTGTTGTTTATACTTACAGGAATTATATTTTCCTGCAAAACTTAATTCTTCACATTCACGGAAACCATCCCTGTGCTGTGCCTTTGTTGCTAGACATGCTCTAAAAGTTCTAGTACCAGTTTTAGGTATATCTATTGTAAAAAATTTATGATTATGTGAAACTAACATCAGTCACCAAACGTATAATTAAAAAAGTCTATGTCTTCTCTATAATCTTCAGCTATCTTGTCACGCATTTCATCTGTGTAGTACTCTGTGTAATGTCTATGATTTGTTTTCTTTTTATGTGGTAATTGCGAAAGGTCACAAGGCAGATCAAGAATATTGCACACATTTTTTACGTCTTCATGTAGTTTCTCAAATCGTATGTAATAATCCATTTCTAAATTATAAAAATCATGCAAAGTTCTAAAGCTAAAATGTTTTTCATTTGAATACATACAGTATTGTTCAAACGTGCTTGGTGTGTCTAATTGTTTTTGAGTTTTACAAAAAAAATAACTAGACAGTTTTCTGTCCCAAGGATTTCTTACACAACCAAATTTAAAATATTGATTCCAAACTTCATCATTATTTAGCTTTGTTTTAATTTCCAATGGACTCATGTGGTTCCACCAATCACAATTATCCGGTATCGGGTTTGGGCCTCTGTATCCTACAATATCTGAATCTTTGCAAAATCTTTCAAAAAATATTTCTACAGATGTAGATGCTGTTTTGTACCCTTTAACATATATAAATTTATGGGAGTGACATATTATCAAAATTTATACTTTCCTACCTCTATATCTAACTTGTAGTAATCAGCTATCATATCTCTGGTTTCCTTGTTATAGTATTCTCTATAATTTTTGCTTTCTACCTTTTCTTTTTCCTTCCAACCATCAGGGTCTATAATTTTAAATTCTGCCCTACCTACTTTAGTTTCAAGAATAGAATCATTTATATCGTCCATAATTTTATTTACATCTAGTTCTTCAGTTTTATATAATTTAAATTTACTATAATCTTCTCCAAACATCTCTTCAATATTTCTACAAGCATATTTAAATAGGTTGTTGCGGTTGGCTTTATCAAATTTAAAAAGCCATTCTGTAAAAGTGCAAGAAGTTCCTTCTTCACGCTTTCCCCCATATTTATAATCCCAAAAAGCCATTCCGTTCTTGTCTGGTTTGGCGTAATGATACAAACTTACTATTCTCTCCCAAGGGTTTCTAATAGTTGAAAAAAGAAAAAAAGTACTAATATCAATATTATGTTCAGTCAAAACATATTTTGACACATCCTTGTATGTTACGTGTGGATTGTTTCTGTTTTGTTTTTGTATACTATCGATGAGTTCTTTATCTTTTATTTTATAGAAATGTTTTCTAATTGTACTACTAGCGCATTTGGCGTTAGAAATATATAGGATTTTATGTTCAGTATTAATAATCATTATTAATAATTGTTTAAGTCGAATTGATGGTCACTAATGAATTTATTAAAGTTTACACCATTCCAATAGTCTTCTATAGTAGTAGCTGATAAATGACGATACCAATCGTGTGAGCCAAACTTTTCAACATAGTAAGTATGAATAACAATAGCCTCTTCTTTACTTGTAATATCAGAACATCGTTCAGTAGTTTTATGGCAATGTTTTATAATTATATCATTACAAGGATTCCAAGCCTGATATTGCTTAGATTTATAAATACAATAATCTAAAATCACATCACAATAAAAAGTACCTATGATAATATCATCTGGTAATAATTCAAAATCATCAACCATAGGTGATCTAAATATCCAAGCATCTTGAGAACAAAAAGCATCTCTATGTCTATCTTGCAGTAGCTTTCCATCATCTTCATGTCTTGTAAGAGCAATCATATCTCTAGGTCTAAGTCCTCTTATCTTTGATAAGTCATCATTAAAAAGAATATCATTGTTTGCTACAATACACTGTGTATTAACAATGTTTTTATTTGTATAAGCAAATATTTTTTTAAAGGACATTCTGCAAATGGTATTGTTTACAATTATTTTTTCTTCATAATCTTTTTTTAATTCATAAAATTCTGGAAAGTCTTCATAGTTTTCTAAAAAGATATGAACCTTAGCTATGTATTTGTTTTGTAGGTTTAGTTTTAGGCAGTCAAGAATCTCTTTTGTTCTTTCTGGTAGTGGGTCTTTGTAAAGATTAATAACTAATTCAAAAGTTGATTGACCATATTTTTTATTCATATAGTTCAAAGTTTTGTGTGTATGATTATCTTTTCTGTTGTACCCCCTAACACGATGACTATGGGGATTATGATATACTGGAACACAATTAGGTTCAAAATAAATATTTTTTCTAGTAAGACCAAGGTTTTCTAGCTTTTCAAACATTTCACAATCTTCTCTACCATAATTGTCAATGTCTTCATTATATAATCCAACATCTATAAAAAACTTTTTATGGCAACATATAATTCCATTGAGATTTTTAATAAAACCCAGTTCATTATCAAGATAACACTGATTCCAATTACCCGCAACAAACTGTCCCGGTGATATATCAATTAAACTTTGTAATGGAACATAGGGGTTAAGTATGTAATCCACATCCATCTTTAATATTTTTTCATGTTTGGCAGCTTTTATAGCGATATTAATAGGCTTGCTGGCATTATAAAACTTTTCACCTTCTATCCTGATAACTTTAATTCTGGCATCAACATTTTCAAGATGTTTTAAACTTTTTTCGGATGACCAATCTACAATTATAATCTCTTTAATCTGTGGGTGTAAAATCCAAGACCTTAAACTTACACTCAACATATTCTCTCTGTCTTTACAAGCAACTACAAGAGATATATCCTCAAACAAAATCTTTGGATCGTATTCTTTTACATCTTCATGGTTTTCGTATGGTTTTTTGAGTTCATTCTCACCAAAAGTAATCCAATGGTGATATAGTCTTTGTCTTTCAGTAAATCCATTGTCTTTACAATATGGTTGATAATAATCTTTTACATCATACGTGTGAGCGTAAAATTCATCATCAAACTCTTTTGGAACACTGTTGTTTTCATAAAAAGCATCTATAGATATTGGCTCATTCATAATGTTTTATACAGTTCTCATATCTCCATGTAGTATTTTAAATGTTGGAAACCTGAGACTAATACCACCTTCCTGATTCTTAGTCTCTTCAAAATACTGCACTGTTATAATTTTACCTAAGATAGCATCAGGGTTTTTGTAAAAGTCTTGTCTTTGTTCTATAGTAAACCCACTACCAACTTTGACAAGGTTATCTTTGTGTTTAATATAAACACAGGATAGCATTTCTTCTTCACATTCTTTACCGTCTAATGTGAGAGGAAACATACCCATTTCAGTGTCTATTACCTCATACTCGGAATCATGGAAAGTTTTTACTTTAAGTAAATCTTTACTACGTTTACCTTTGTAGGTTACATTCTTACGCAACATAACACCTTCCCAACCATTGTTATCTGCTTTAGACACCCACTGTTGGAAATGGTCATCATCATTTACTATCTCCATTTCTAATACAGATAGGCAGGGACACCTATTATCTTCCATAGTAAACAATAGTTCTTTATATCTTTGATAAAGATTATCATTACTTTTCTTTGCCTTAAACTCATCTTGAGTCATCATATCAAAAATTTTATAAGAAGGATTCTTAATAGTATGATCTTTCTTGCGTAGTTGTTTCATAATACTCTGAAAATCTTCATTACCGTGTTCGTCAATCAAACACAGTTCTCCATCAAAAACTACATCAGTAAGCCCCAAATCACTAATCCCATCAGCGACCACACCAAGAGTAAGGAACTCTTTTCCTGTGCGGGAATAGAAGGTAGTATTACCAAAATTATCAACAATAGCAAGACATCTAACACCATCCAGTTTCCTTGAAACAAACCACTCATCTTTCCACTCCACTAATTTAGGTTCATATTTTTCTGCAAGAGCAACACTGAACTCTGGTATAAAATCAGGAATAACTTTATTTATAAGTTTTATACCAACCTTAGTTTTGAGGTCTTTATCTAAAATACAATAGACAAGTTCTTCTTGCTCTGGATTCTTATTGATATAAGCATTAACTATTCTGATAGCATCATGCCCTGTATATCTACGAAGAGTTAAATCATTAAAGAGTTGACATAAACCATACCCCGGTTCACAATCTCCAAAGAATAAATCTGATCGCTTTTTAACTTGGCTACTTGTTAAGCCATACATAAGATAATCATTGTGTGCTAGATTCAATACATTTCTAGCATGAAGTTGATCTCCATTATCTTCATCTTTACCTGCTTTGCAATACTTGGCTATAATTTCTTGTTTGGCAATCGTACCGCTGTTGTTACGCAGTTCGTCGATCATAGACATAACATATTCTGTGCTGTTCATAATAGTATCCTGTGTCCTGTGATTCCTGTTCCTTACAGTATATCTTATATCGTCATGTCTGTCAAGTAAACTTTATTTATTCCATTCTTTAGAACGGTATTGGTATACTATTTTTTTAAATGCTTCTACTCTATTTTTTAATGCAAGATATTCATTTTGATCTGTAAAAATTTTATTTAATTTATTTACCAAATCAGAACCAGCGGTAGAAAAGTAAGCAGGAATTAAAGAATGTAAGATAAGAAATATTCCGTAACACAAACACAAAACACCATAACCCGAAGCAAATCTAAAGTGTTCCCAATATGTCATACTATTGTCTTGCAAATGTATTTTACTTTTTTTGAACATTAGATGTATCTCCAAGTTATAGTGATGCTCAACACTATAATATACACCTTATGTTTTAAGAAATTTTATATATCTCCAATGAAAAGTGTGATGTATGTCAAAGTTTTCACAAAATATATATAGATTCATACATCTAAAAGCGGCACAATCTTTTCTTATCTCCGGTTCAATAACTTCTATTTCAATATGCGTAAACATAAACGTACTATGAAAGTATGTTATCTGCTTTGGTCTACCATCTATTAAAAACCTAAGTACCTGATTATGCCGAAGTATGTGTACTCCGCTTAGAAGCAAATATAGAGACAATAGTAGTACTTTAATTTTCATAAGTGGAGGCGATGTTCTGTTCTACAACTCGCTTACATAATAACACAAATTCTTCAGTTGTTAAGTCACTTTTTGCCATATTTATTTGTCTTGTTACTATCTGGCAATTATCTAGTGAATTTTCTCCACCCCTAGATCGTGGTATCATATGATCCAAAGAATATGTTTCTGGTTTTGACAAGTCTATAGGAACTCCGGTTATTGCACAAGTAGGGTTATTTCCTATTTTATTTAGTAGGTCTTCTTTTGTAAACTTAGGGTCTTTCATTGCGTTTCCATTAAAGTGGTATATTTTTTCATAAACCTTTCTTTCAGTGAACGCATGAACCTTTTTTCTTAATGGGTCTTTCTTTCTGTTTTTTTGGATTCTTGCTGCTACTCTCGCCTTCCCACCCTTTGAACAATGAAAAGAAATTGTAGATTTAGAACAACCAAGTCGATCCTGAATCTGGTTGTAGGTTAAACCTTCTGATCTTAGTTTTAGTATTTGTTCTTTCATAATTCAATCCTAAGTGGAGGCGAGGGGAATTGAACCCCTGTCCAGCATAAATTCCATATAAACTTCTACATCGTTAGTCTGTTGTTATTAATACTACAGACAAAACTGTTTGTCTTTCCAACGTCAAAGTGATTACACTTATCGACCTTCTTAGTTCAGGTAGGACAACCCTATCCGATTATCGGAGTCAGCATAATTGGGTAAAAAGGTTTATGCAACCCCTCTCACCTAAGCGGCGAGTGCTAATACAGAAGTATCGGCAATTAAAATGTGATCTATTTTTAAACTGGCCTTTAGATCAACCAGTCGATGCAACCTATACTTCTATTCACCTGTCGAAACCAGTACGCCCCCAATAAAAAACCCACCGCAGACTTATTATGAATAAGAGGATATTCTGCGATGAGTTTAAAATATTTTGGATGGGGAGGAGTTATTTTATTACCTCCAAAGTTTCAGGGTATGATATGTCAATGTCCCTACTTTTAACCACTATCTCAAGACTGTATGGCACTTGCCCGTCCTCCTGAGCCTCGTGTGCTGTTGTGATCTCATACTGGCTACCACATTTTCAGCCACCATCCTATAGCAGAGAAGCTAACTCCACTATATGTATTGTTTTATATTATTCTTTCTCCCAAAGGTTGTGTAAAAACTTCAATGTTCTGTCTAATTATAACAGGTGCTAGTTGTTTGTCAAGTCTTTTGATTTGAGAATGTTGAACAAAATTAGTAGCTATGCTTAACATTAATAAGCCCCATAATATCCATGTAGCAGGATGTATTTTATCCATTCTATACACTCTGATCAAAATGTGTTCTATTTACTATATTAAATTCTGCACACTTACTCATATCTTTCAAGCAAGTAGCACCTATATATGCACAACAACTTCTAAGTCCACCTAAAATATCTTCGATAACTTTATTAACATCTCCCTTGTATGGTATGTTTTTAATTCTGCCTTCACTTGCTCTATAGTCTTTTACCCCGCCGTATTTTTGTTGTGCCTCATAAGATGACATGCCATAAAATTGTAAAGATAGTTTCTTACCGTATTTCATTTCCCAAGTACCTTCGCATTGTTCTGTTCCTGCAAGCATACCTCCAAGCATTACAAAATCAGCACCAGCAGCAAATGCTTTACATACATCGGCAGGATTTCTACAACCACCATCGGCACAAATTAGTCCTAATTTACCTTTTCCATTTTTCAATCCATGTGCAGCATGTGAACATTCTATAATAGTAGATAATTGAGGATAACCTATACCTGTTTTAAGTCTAGTAGTACACGCACTTCCCGGCCCAATACCTACCTTAACAATATCAACACCTCCATGCAGAATGATTTCTTGTACCATTTCTGGAGTACATACATTACCTGCCATAATAATTGGAGAATCACCAAAGTCTTTTCTCATTCTTGAGCAGAAATTGACAAAATCATCCGTATAGCCATTAGCCACATCAATACAAATATTAGGAACTCTATTAGTTTTATCTTGGTATCGTTGTATTCTTTCATAATCTTTATCTTTTATACCTATACTTAACCATTGGTATATATCATTTGTAATAACATCTACATATTGATGATCTTGATAGTGTTTATGTAGACAAGTAGGCATGTTATGTTTTTGCAAAGCATTAGACATACTGACTGTACCAGTAGTATCCATATTTGCTGCAAAAACAGGTACACCTTACCATTCTTTTGATGAATGATAAAAAATATAATTTCTTTGTAAATTAACAGACGATCTGGAGGCAGTTTTACTTCTGTGAGGAACTAATAAAACATCATCAAAATCTAATTTAGGATCAGTATTTAC